GATCTCGAAGTTGCCAAGAAAGCAAACTGCGCAAAATATGGTACTATTTCCTTGTGAGCAACCTCCAACAAAACGATGCCTATCAGCCAGTTAATTATGCCTATCTCTCTGGGGCCCTTCAAGGCGGCATGCAAATGATCGCACGCGAACTTGTAATGGCTGGACTGCTGCAACACGATGATCTTGCAAAAGCAGAAGAAATTGTTGCTGCTATGATAACTCGCTGTGAAGCTAGTGAACGTGAATATTCAAAAACCAAAAACTAAAACTTATGAAAATTATATTTGAGAAAGAAGAAAATCAAGAAAAGCAATTGACACTTGCTGATGTCGATCACAATCAATTCTTTGTGTGTGGGGATGGTTATCTGTGTCAAAAGATCACCGATTCCCGTTACACTACCATTGCTAAAAGCAACGGACAACTTTACAGCGATATTTTTTCGTGTGATGCTCATTATCGAATCAAGCGCATTCTTCCTAAGATCGCGAAGATTGAATTTTGAGACTATGAACATCTATTCAGCAAGCGACTTGATCGCTCTTGGTTTTGATCCAAGTGATCCACACTTCAAGAGCGATCTCGAAGTCGCAAAGAAAGCAAACTGCAGTCGCAAAGAACTTGTTGATGTTATCTTTGCAGCACGTCGAGAAGCAATAAAGACCTTTCATAGTGAGCCTCGCACCTACTCTTTCGATGAAGCAGTTGCTTATCTTAGAGGCTGGCTTTGGAGCGAGTCAAATCTAGAAGCGCTAACTCACAACGAAGTTTGTGCAATGTTCAAGAATGCTGCAGCGTGTGTTGAATGCGCGAATGATGGAATAGGAAATCGACCAACTTAATTATGGCAAGCTCAGGAAAAGGTAAAGGCAGCGTAAAGACTGTTGAATGGTGGAAACATCTTCGTGATCGCAAACGCGCTCAAAATCGTTTGGTGCGAGAAGATGGCAAAGAACAGATTGAAACAGAATTAGAGGAAGCTGAAGAGGAGGGTGAAGATGAAGAATATTAAACACGAAGCGTATAATTTTATAAGTGTTGCGGTATGGGACGCAGCAGCACATAGTGTAGAGCATGCTGTTGATAATTATGTAAGCGGACTTGCGTGGGGTAGTGCGTGGGACAGCATAAGCAATACTATATGGGCTATTGATGATAGTTCAAGAGATACTGTTAACAATACGATAGGCGCCTATGAATATTGAAACTGAAATAAGTTACAATGTGTACTATTCAGTGCTGTTCTTGGTGCATAGCCCTGTGAGTGGCGCTGTGAATTGTTCTGTGGGTGTTTCTGTGTATAATACTGTGAGGGATGATGTGTGGAATTCAGTTAGTGATTCAGTTAGCAATGCAATAAAGGAATATGAATATTGAAACTATAACACATGCATCTTTTACAGAAGAAATTACTGAATTATGGGATGATGTTTGGAATTCAGTAATTTTTAGGACAAATTATAATTTGAATCGCGATGTTGCACTTAATATACGCAATCGTGTAAGTGAATTTGAAATAAGCCTTAGAGACGCTGGTCAATCTGAAGCTGGCGCATATAGTGGTGCGATGCACCGCACTAGACTAATAACAACAACCATTTTACAATAACGAACTACAATATAATAAAAACATATGGGACTTGACATGTACTTAACTTCGCGCTCAGAAAATGAGCGCGCTAAAGCAAATGATTATGCCGATTGGGCAGTGCTCGCCTATTGGCGCAAATTCAATGCACTACACGCTTGGTTTGTGCGCAATGTGCAAGACGACGTAGATAACTGCGGCGATTATGTTGTGACACAATCTAAACTAAGTGAGCTTATAGGCGTTCTCAAGACGCTGCAGCAGACTCGCGATACAAGCTTGCTGCCAACACAAAGCGGCTTCTTTTTTGGAGATACTAATTACGACCAATGGTATTGGAGCAAGGTTGCCTCTGCTATTGATACACTATCTAAAATCTTAACAACCTTTGACTTTGAAAACGATGAACTTCTTTATACTTCAAGCTGGTAACCCTCCTATGGACAATAAGATCGCTGCGATAATTTTTCTATGCAGTGCTGTATTGGTTGTAACACACATACTTTCCTATGCAGCTGGTGCTAATGCTGAGAGTCCAGGCGGTGGTGATGCACCAATAATGCTGCCATTCGTATTGGTTATGGTTGCTACAATCGCATCAACATTATTCTCTCTTATTATTATCTTAACAAACATCTTATCTTAAAATAACTAAAAGGAACTACTGTATAATATAATTATGACAAGAGAACTTGCAATTGAAATTGCGACTGCTGCACACGCTGGGCAAAAGCGTAAAAACAGCGGAGAAGATTATATCGCGCATCCTTTAAAGGTTGCTGAGAACGCAGAACGAATTTTTCGAGAAGAATATGCTGGTGATTTCTTCCCTGATGAAGTAGAAGTTATTGCAAGAAAAATCTATATTGTCGGTGTGCTGCACGATGTAATTGAAGATACTGAGGTCAATTTGGAAGCAATATCCAATGTCTTTCCCGATATTCATATTCTTCAAGCATTGGCTAAGCTTACTCGACATGAAGGTCAAACCTATTTTGATTTCATCAAAGAAGTTATCGACAATGGCAGCATAATTGCTAAGATTGTAAAGATTGCCGATATTCGGCACAATATGAGCGACTTGAAGGAAGGCTCTTTGAAAGATAAATATCGCTTTGCTTTGGATAAGCTAACTGATACTTCAAAAGAACGCAAAGACCTATTGCAGCGAATACAAGCATTAGAAGACGAAATTGATGATATGCATTATCAATCGCAAATGAATTTATAAAAGAAACTACTATGAAAATATTTTGGGACATTGACGAGACACTGATTCATTCTCGTGTTTACATTGACAGTAAACATAAGCACACATTCGTCGTTGACGTTTATGACGAACTCTACTACACATGCGTGCGACCCTGCTCCAATGACTTGATTAACTATAGTCGAGAATTGGTTGGTGCAGATAATGTTTACATCTTAACTGCAGCGGCTGAGTTATATGCGCAGCGTATTAGTAAGAAAGCTGATTGGGGCTTTGCCGAGGATCATATCATTGGTCGGGAAACTATTGAACGCTATAGCATTAATATCCCAAGTTTGTATGGCAGCAGCACGTATGTATCAGAGCATCCATTAGCTCATCCTGATAATGTCTTGATTGACAACTTGATGCCAGAGTGGAACAATGAAAAGACATCGTTGATGCGCATTAATCCTAAGACAAACTATTGCAAAGTTGATGATTATATAGGCTATAATTTGGAAGAAGACATCTTTAGAGATAATATTAAACACTTTTTGAAAACGAGATATGAGAACAAAACAATTTGAATTGAGTAACGGTGACTTAGCTAATGGCGAGTCAATTGAAGAGATGATTAAAACTCTTGAGAGCCTTAACAAACGAGCAAAGGAGCTAGGAGCAATTGATACATCTGTCGATTTTTATCGAGGAGACTATGGCTATGTTGAAATTTCAGCAACCCGATACATGACACCTGAAGAGGTAGCAAAAGCTGAAGCAGACGATGCAGTCAGAAACCAAAGACAGCTTGACTTTGAGCGTAGACAATACGAAGCTCTTAGAGCAAAATTCGAAAAGCAATAACGAACTCTAATATAATTAAGGACAGCAAATATGAAACTACTACAAAAAATTAAAAACGTATTCACTCGCCGTCAATCAGTTTATGGTGCTAAGATCTTTACGCAACGTTCTTGGCTCGATCGTCAAGTAGACGACGCAATCTATAAGCGCGAGATGATGCGCGGCGTTGGACCAGCTATCAAATAACAAAACAGTTAATTGAAAACAAAACGAACTACATTATAATTAAAACATATGAAAGAGAAAATTACTCATATCACTGACGAACAAAAAGCAAAAATGCCACAGTATGTGGATAGGTGGATCAAGACCGGTACTAATACTGATCGACTCGATCCAGTCCGTACCGCGAAGACAATTGAGAACTACCGTAAGCTTATTGGTAAGCCTGTTGATGTTCCTTTGATTATCCTCGATAACCCTCTTGAAGCGTGGGCGGCTTGCCATCTCCTTAGTAACTTCGGAGTGAGCTTTGAGAACCTTAATGCAGAGCTTGCAGAGGTTTTCAATGGTAACCCTAAAGGCTATGAGATTCCTCGTGCTCGACTGCCATGGCAATGCGGTTCGTTCTTTGTATCGACCTTCTCCTTCTATGACTATATGTTTGAAGAGCTGGGCGTTGAGATCGACGCAGAGCTTTACGCGAAGTATAAAGTCTGGGAATCGACTTCTGAGCTTGGCTGTATCTATCCTTTGGATGAGTATACTATTGTCTCTCAGAAACCAACTGAGATTCATTTGAACGAAGCTCGTGTGCTGCATCGCGATGGTGGACCTGCTATTTCTTATGCTGGTATGGGTAACCTTAAGATCTATTGCTTGAATGGTGTTACTGTTCCAGAATATATCGCGGTGACTCCTGAAGAGAAACTCGATCTTGAATACTACAAGACTATCGAGAACGCTGACGTCAAAGCTGAGTTTGTTCGCAAAGCTGGCATTGAACGCTTCAAAGAACTTGGCAAATTGGTCGATGACTATACCAAGTATGCTGGAGCCGAATATGAACTCTGGCAGAAGAGTCAATATGAAATCTGGGATATGAGCGCGATCTTCGATGGTCTCGACTATGCTCCTTATTTGATGATGACAAATCTCACTACAGGTATTTATCATTTCGAGGGAGTTAGTCCAGCTTGTCGTACTCTTAAAGATGCAATCAAGGAACGCTTAGGCGGACGTGATCTTATCATTAAAGCTATTGCGTAAGCTTTAGCTTTGATTCGAGAATAGCTTCGATATTGTCGAAATCATAGTATGGAATTCTAACGAGTTCGATATTATGGTCTCGACAATATCTGTTTTTGCGTTGGTCGCGTTCTTGCGTTTCTTCGAAGGCTTTTTCTCCACCAAAAAACTTGATAGGTTCGAAGTGTTGCTTACCGTCGAATTCTATCATTAAGTTAAGAGAAGGTACAAAGAAATCAAAATAGTATCTATAGCTATCATCCTTAATATATTTTTGAATTTTGTATTCACAGTTTAAAGAGTTGAGATACTTTGAAATCCTCGTCTCGCCTTGAGAGTTGCAGCACGCGACACAACCACTACCTCTCAAATGCCCACCAGGCTTTTGTTGAAACTCGCCATGAACAGGGCAGATAATATTGACGGGTGTAATACTGTTAATGTAATATACGTTTTCGTAATTGTAGAAATTATCATGAATTACGCTCGACCGCGCCACAAAACTCTTTTGTAGTTTCTTGTTATTATTTGCTCGTACTCGTTCAATGTTGCACTCTTCGCAACCACCAAACCCTCTCGATAATATAGTAGCCTTTGTCTCAAAGTACTTGTTGTGCTCAAGACACTTTACCCGTACGGTAGATACACTGTTAGCGTACCCTGATTCGGAAAGATCAAACTTATTATCTCCCCAGACGCTCTTAATAATATTCTCCCATTCTACTTTCCGCTTCGCGTGATTAGATTCAGAATAATTTTTATTTGGTTTGCATTTTTTGCAACCTCTTCCTAATGTATAGTGCGCAGAGTATGGCATCTTAAATAACCCATGGTCAGGGCAGATTATATCAACAGGCGTATTAGCATTCTTATACACAACTTTCGAATAATCGTATCTATCGCCATGCTTGTCTCTAAACTTTCCTAAAACATAATCATGGCTATGAGTTATTGGCGCACTATTTTTAATCTTACCGCATGCCTGACAACCAAACCCTCTTAAATGAGCGCCTGCTCGTTGTTTAAATTCGCCATGCAAAGAACACACAGCTGTTATTATTGTATCGCTATTAACATAGTTGATGTTAACGTATTCATACACGCCTTTATGTACTTTTGTTGCTTTTTCGATAAAGCTCTCGTTTGTATGTCTTACAGGCATATAAATTATTTAGTCTACGCACCGTACTTTTCTACGATTAACCGTAGATATCGTAACGAACTACTATATAATTAACTCGTAAGCATATGATGTGCTTGCATAATTTAACTCCTAGCCTATAATAAATACGAATATGAAATTAAATCAAAATGAATGTGTGCTTCACGGTGAAGCAATGATTATGCCTGCTTCTCTTCCAGCTGATGCTGTAGAGATCAAGCCATCAAACGATAATTACCACATTATCGCAGACAGTGAAACTACTGGCAACCACCATGTCATCGACACGGTTCCTGGTACTCGCTTCTTCAAGAGCGGTAGTCGTACCTTTATGACTAACGAGAAAGAGACTCGTGTTCGCTGCGTGCATCCAGCTCGTCACAATGCGATTGCGTTGAGCCCTGGTACATATGAAGTTGGCGAGAATCAACTTGAGTATGACCACTTCGCTCAGAACCTACGTAAGGTTCGCGACTAATATATTTGTAGTGTGTGTAGTAAATAGGGGAGAGTCTTTCGGCTCTTCCCTTATTTTTTTGTAGAGAGCATAAATATGCTTATGCGTAGAAACGATTTCAAACAGTTAACAAGCCTCTATGAGAGCGTATATGTTGTTAGCGAAGCAAACTTAGCAGATGACAAAACTCTTATGGCAGCTCTTGACGAGGCTTTAGGTGAAAAAGGTATTACTGGAAACTCTCCTATCGAAAAATGGTTTAAGACACAGTACCTTAAATGGTTCAAATCTCCTGAGGGCGATGATAAGAAAAATGTATCACAGCACCAATATGCTGAAGGCGAGCCAGAGTGGATGTCGAGAGAAGGTATTGTAGATTTCGGTGGCTTCTCGCAGAGTGAGAAGCAGAAACTTTCTCATATGATCGACTACTTCCTCGCGCTTGATGATAGAGAGATCGCAACGATTTACAAAGAACCATACGGCGTCATCGTTAATAAGGTTGCTGAGTGGGATCGTAGATTAGCTAAGAAGATGGAGAAATCAGAAATCTCTCCGCTTGTCGAAGGCACTGACTTTAAAGTTATTCGTAAGACCCAAGACGAAACAGGAGCACCGATGAAGTGGGTTAAGCTTCTAACACCTGCAGCATTTAAGTTTGAAGGTAATTCAATGGGACACTGTGTAGGTGGTTATAACCCATCTAAGAAAGGTCTCGATATCATCTCTCTATATGATGAAGATAACTTGCCGCATGTTACTATCGAGATTCAAAACAAAGAAATAAGACAGATTAAAGGTAAGCAAAACGCTGCCCCTACATCTACATATCAGCCGCCTTGCTACGAGTTTGTTAAATATCTTGTTGACAGAGATGGATACAAGGTTACTGGTGACGGTGATAACATTGGTATGGCGCATTTTGAAAGTGAGTATTACTTCCGCGATACACAAGAATGGCAAGATATCTTTACTAATAAGATCGTGCCTATGCAACAGAGAGCGTTTGATGAAATCAAGAAGCGCATTAAAGTTATTGCTACAGAAGGCTATGAGTATGCTTCAAGCTATATGTATAACCTTCTCAAAGAAAAGCGCTCAATCTGGTAAACATGTCTAAGAAAATTATAGAAGGTTATGTTAACTTGACCGGGTACTACCTCGAAGAACTTCCCGATTTCTTTAAGGATGTAAGTGTAGAAGGCGAGTTTTACTGTAACAAAAATCAATTAACTACGCTAGAAGGCTCGCCTCAAAGCGTAGGCGATCATTTTATATGTACTAGAAACCGTCTTATATCACTTAAAGGAGCTCCACAAAGAGTAGACGGTGATTTTTTATGCGGAGATAATCGCCTAACCTCACTTGAAGGAGTTCCACTGATAATAGGTGGTGATTTTTCCTGTAATAGAAATCAATTAACTACACTCGAAGGCATATCTAAGAGTACTATAGGTGGCGGTTTTTTTTGCGGAGGTAATCAACTAACATCGCTTGAAGGATCACCACCGGATATCAATGAATCGTTTAACTGTGAGTCAAATCGTCTTACCTCTCTCAAAGGAGGACCAGGGTATGTTGGAGGATCATTTATTTGTAGTAATAATAAACTTACTTCTCTGGAAGGTGCACCGCGTGTAGTTGATGGTGATTTCTATTGCAAAAATAATGACGTAAGGTTTACAGTAAAACAAGTAAGATCAGTGTGCAGGGTAGAAGGTGATATATATGTCTAAGAAAGTTATAGAAGGGAATGTAGATCTCAGTGATATTTGGGTGGACGAGCTTCCAGATTTCCTCGCTGTTGATGAGCTACAAGGCAATCTTAGAATTGATCAATATAAATACCCTTCACTTAGATCTCTTAAAAACTCTCCGATCTTGGTAAACGGTACAGTAGTAATCAATTCTACCAATATTAGAGATCTTCAAGGGTCACCTCAAATGATATTAGGCAATTTTGAACTAGATGCAAACACGGAGCTAGCTTCTCTCAAAGGTGCACCTCGTTATATCGCAGGTATTTTTTCTGTGCAGTTTTCTGAGCAGCTTAGATCTTTGGATCATGGATGGCCTGAGAAGGTTAAAGTGGGTAGAGGGTTCCAATTGCACTATTCTGGAGAAATGGATGCGTTTAGAGTAGATGATGTACTCAAATATTACGATGTTGATCCTAAGGATATCTTTATAAACGACGCATACGAGGATCCAGATATGTATGACCTGGAAGATGGAGAGTACATTAACGAGTTGTAGTTGAACTCTATGTGAACTACTCTATAATATCTTTATGAATGCTGAAGGAGACCCTGGGAATGCCAAGGTCTCTTGAAGTTTATGAAGATAGGTAGTGATGAGAGAAGAAACATTAGAATCCAAGATACGCGGCATAAGTGAAGCTAATATTGTGACGAGTGATCTTATATTAGCCACTCTTCGGACAGACAGTGAATGGCTTGCAAATGTCTTAAGTGAAATGGTTAGCGGTGTAACGCAATATACACGGCTAGCAGGAAGCGAGCTACAAAATCATATAGCGCAGACACTGCAAAATTATTATGAATATGGCAAATAGAGAGCTACAGGAAGAAGTAATTAGTAACAGCATAATCACAGCAATTATAGCAGATATGGATGCTCTTGCCGCAGAGCATCCTGACGAGTCACTTGTGATTCACAATATTTTTATACCAGTTAACAATCAGGTCGGCTCAAGATTTCTAGCAGAAATTGAAGATAAAGTCTGGAACTATAGATATGGAAGACCTAAAGTTAAATAAGCGGCCACGGACTACTGAGTTTGAATCGTTTTATGATATGGTTCGCGCCGTACGTGATAACCTCTCCTGCGATCTCGACGACCCTAATTGGTGGCAAGATGTATACACACTTTCGCAAATTGAGGCTGGTGTGCATAAAGTTACAGGTGCTATACGGTGGGAGCTTTCCTTAGATAAAACGAACTAGCGTATAATAGATATACACTGCAGGACTATGCATATTAATATTTACGACGAACTACTTACTCGCTGCGGAAACTCTGTGTATAGTTCTATATGGTGGCCTGTAGCAACCAACGTAAGAGATAAAATTCCTTCGGAAATGTGGGATTTTTATAAAACTACTATTATACGAGATGGTACAACTGGCTCATTAAGCAGAGAAGTAGATAATGAGGTAGGAAATTATGAATATTGAAACTATAATTGATTGTGATATCGGTCACAGATGTCGTACTGCATTTCGTCAAGAGCTTGAGAATATTTGCAAGGTCAACTTTGATGGCCATGAGTATTACGGCCTTTATATTGAGCTGACATATGATATTGACACAGTTACTGACAGCCTATATTTTAATTTTGAAGACACCGCAGATAGCTATTACTATGATTGATTTAGGTGAAGAGATAAGATACAAGATACAACTCTCAGCTCGTGACGCGATTACTTCAAAATTGATAGCAGTTAAGCATATGACATTTTCTGGTTATGGCATGGCTGATGATGAGATGTGGAATGAGATTATCTCGCCAATGACACGTCTTGCTACTGAGCTAAAGGTATGGGGAGAGATTGGACGATATGAATATTGAACGCAAAATATATTATGACCCATGCAACTATAGTTGGGGTGATATACAAACAAACGCATTAAAACAAATTCGTAATACAAGAAGCATCGAGGATATCATGGTTGTGGTCTCGGGTGTTGAAGAGCTATGCGATGAAGTGAGAATGCAAAGCACGCTTGAACTTTTCATTGCTAATCACAATCCTGGTAATATACTAACAACAGAAAATGAAGAAGAACATCCACGGTGAGATTGAAGGCGAGTTGATGGATAATACTCAAGATGCATTATGCGAATTGAGAAGCAGTGTATTTGGCAATGGCACATATATGAATAATCCCGTTCATATGCACTATCACGATACAATAAACAATCAGCTATTTCTACAAACAGTATGCACCATTAAACAAAAGCTTAATGCAGAATTTTTCAGTAGAGACATTGAAGGCATAGCAAAAATTATGAAACAAGCGCATGAAAGATTACAACGACCGCGTATTAGCAGAAGAAATCGCTGATTTCGATAAATTCAGAAAAATCACTACAGCGATCTATAGTGCTTGGAACGATAGAGCAGATTATCGTGTATCTAATGCTGTGCTTGTAGGGGTATTTGATGGTGTGAATCCGATACAACTTCTTTCATGCGTTGGTGCTAGTCTGAAATATTATGAATATTGAAAGTAAAATAGATTTTCATATGTGGGCTTCAATTCGAGGCCGTCTGCGCGACTCTTTGGAGAGTTTCATTGACCGGGATGTTGATTATTATGCTCAGCACGATGTGATCGATGAAGTCTTTGAGCCTGTGTGTCAATCTGCTGATGACAGTGTGAAGAATAGTGTGAGAACAGCAATAGAAGAATATGAATATTGAAAAGAAAATAGTTGATTCTGTGGTGGATGCTGCGTGCAATTCTGTGTATGGTGCTGTGTATACCAATGTATGTAATTCTGTATCTACTAATGCTAGACATCTCGGTTGGTTTTCTGTATATAGTGCTGTGTGGAATCCAGTAGAAGATACTGTTAGTAGCAAAATAAACGAATATGAATACTGAAAAGGAAATATATGACTCAGTTCATGGCTCAGTTTGGAGCTCGGTTTATAGCTCAGTTCATGGCTCAGTTATTAACTCAGTTCATGACTCAGTTCATGGTTCAGTTTATGGCTCAGTTTATATCTCAGTTTATGACTCAATTTATGGCTCAATTGACAATGCAATAAACGGATATGAATATTAAAAACGAATTAACAAACTCATGCAATAGTGTGTCAATGAAAGTAGAATTAGATCTTTATAATAGCGTAAGTAATTGCGCTACACTTACATCAGTGACAACTGTTAAGCTTGCTCTTGTGCATGATCTTTGCAAGGTAATGAATTATGCATCGCCGATTAGTGTAAAACACGCTGTAGATAGTGAAATAGAACAATATAGATACAATGCAATTGGGTCCTGAAAGACTAAATAGAGCTATAAGATGAAGCCATTCAGAGATTATTTTCGTAACTATATTATTCTTAACGAATTCACGCAAGCAACTATTGATAAGCTCGTGAAGAAGTTCGAGAAGGATGCTCCTAAAGAAGAAATAGAGCGCGAACTAAGAGACTTTGAGAAGTATAAAACCAGTCTCGAGCTTAAAGATCCATTCCAATACAAGACATGGGTAGACTTAACACAAGCTGTTCATGGCGCCAAAGGTAAATCGCAATTCAAAAAGAAAAAGCCACAGAAGCAAGGCGAATCAAAGTATCAAGACAAAGGTACAGATATCCTTGCAGAGGATGATAATGTAATCATCTATAGCGGTGACACGCAAGACAAGTGCGTTCTATTAGGGAATGGCTATCCATTCTGTATCTCTAGACCAGTTGGTGGTAATATGTTCAATGACTATAGATTAACAAAAGAATCGTCGTTCTATTTCATCTTCTTCAAGAATAAGCCAAGAAGTGCGAGAGACCATATTATGGTATTGGATCACACAGCCAATGGCTATGAGTGGACCTTTGCTGAGAATGATACACAGAAGGTAAGAGGAGGTTGGGATACAATTATAGACAGGTATCCAGAACTAGAACCATACGAAGATCTCTTTGAACAACGACCTCTTACAAAAGAAGAGTACGACTTAAGTAGAAGAATCGATATGTTTACAAGCTTCGGTAACCAAAATCCAGAAGAGTTTGAAAGAGCCTTCAAGTATGAAGAGCGACCTACTGCGTTGAAGCAGATGTTTTCTCTGATGAATGATAAGTTGTGGAATTCTTTGGATTCATTTTTAAGAAATGAGTTCTTAGGTACAGGCCCTAACCTTACAAAACATATGATTGACTCTCTAAAACCAAATGAGAGAGAATATTATAAGAAGAGACGCGATCTTATTATGACTCAGACACTAGGACGTTTGGATCCTGATGATCCTGATTCAGCAGATGTAATATACAATATCGAAGTAAACGAGCTTGATTCTGATCAAACAATTGATTTTCTACTCGAACACGACTCAGGCCAGGAACTTATCTATAACTATCTCATGAAGAAGGTGCAGCATGGCGCATCATATAAAGACCTTCCTGAAGGTATTATTTACGAGCTATTGATATCGAAAAGATTTGGCTACAATACCGCACGCTATATTGTTGGCTTGAAGAATCTCGACGCGGATATGTTAGACAGCGTATTCGATAATATAGACTCTGCTGATGCCACAGCATATGCAACAGAGATACTAAAAGGTAAAAATATACCAGCTAAGCTCATTGATAAGATAAAACAAACTAGGTATGGTGTATCGAGCTTTGCTGATTATTATAAGAAAGTACTTAACCTACCGGCATCTGAACTACCACCGTTGCTATTGCAGTATGCAATGCGCGATGCTAAGGTAGCGGAGGAGATCTACGCTGTATATGGCGGTAAGGGGCTTCCAGAAGGTATAGTAAACCGCGTAAAAAGTTATCATTACTAAGGGAGTCAAATAGTGAGATAAAGAGAGCCTATAGAAATATAGGCTCTTTTCTTTTTAACGAACTAGTGTATAATATAATGAAGGGGTATGTATAATAAAATTGACAAGGTAGCAGAGATGATAGAATCTCCGCCATATTCTCAGGTGAGATCTTGTGTTTTTAGTTGCATAGATGGTGCTGTAAAACAGGATGCGTGGCATTATGTAGTTGCTAACACGCATAACGCAACATTCTCTGTAAGAGCTTCTGTTTACGAATCAATTAGGGAATATGAATATTGAAAAGAAAATAGATGTTTCAGTTTGGAGCTCAGTTTGGGGCTCAGTTTATAGCTCGGTTAATGGCTCAGTTAGGAGCTCAGTTTGGACCTCAGTTTGGACCTCAGTTGATAGCTCAGTTAATAACTCAGTTTATGACTCAGTTATTAACTCAGTTTGGGACTCAGTTTGGAGCTCAGTTGATAATACAATAAAGGAATATGAATATTGAAAAGGAACTAAGGGATAATATTGCGAGATATGTAAATCATGCTGTGTATATTTCAGTATATAGTCGTATATACGACTCAGCGCCTGAAGTTGAAACAGATGTATATTTTAGGGTACGACTTTCTGTAGGCGATATAGTGACGAGTTCGCTCAAGGGTAATACATCAACGCATATTGAAAACTATAGCTATAAGAAGTAAAATGAGCGCACCAGTAGAATATATTGTTGGGAACTGTACCTATGGTATTATTGATAATGTAGTATATAATCAAATAATAGTAATATGTGGAGACGCTATTGAGAGAGATCCTTCTATTGTTATTTGGGAGGAGTTCTATAAAAGTGTGAACGACTCTACAAGTGGCAGTTTACGTAGAACTATTGCTACTAACATTATCAACTATGAATATTAAAAATGAGGTATATGACGATGTATGTCTTAATGTAGATTACCCTTTGCGGGAAGAGCTAGGTGATTTTTTGTTAGGTTGTGTAAGCAGTGCCGCGTATAACTCTGCGTGGTATTCGTTGTGGGAGTCTTTACGAGATCCAACAATCAGTCCGCAGAGTTGTACCGATGATGTAGTAGGTGAATATGAATATTGATAGCGAAATACACTATAATGTACGAGACACGGTAAGGTCTTCTGTAGGCCATGCACTTTGGGATTCTGTGAGCGATATTATTACTCTCCATGTTACATGCTCATTGAGTGCTCCTCTGAGGAATAAGGTTGATGATATTGTAAGCGTTGTAAGTGATACTGTATACACAGCAATATATGAAACAAATGAATATTGAAAAGGAAATATGGGAGAGAGCGTGCGAGGGCGAGTGGCATTCAGTATCTCAGACTGTGTGGAAAGCTACTCTTCGTAATAATCTAATGGCTAATTGTTTGGTGTCAGAAACTGTACGAAGTGTTGAGTATGCAGTGCGAGATTCTTTGCAGTCTTCTGTAGAGCAAGCTGTTGATAATACAATAAAGGAATATGGATATTGAAAAGGAAATAGATCGCTCAGTTGGTGTTACAGTTTTTGACTCAGTTAGTGTCTCAGTTTGGAGCTCGGTTTATAGCTCAGTTCATGGCTCAGTTTGGAACTCGGTTAGTAACTCAATTTATGGCTCAGTTGGCGTCTCAGTTTGGGACTCAGTTGATGATACAATAGCAGGATATGAATATTGAAAAGGAAATAGATGACTCAGTTTATGACTCAGTTTATGACTCAGTTTGCGACTCAGTTAGTGACTCAGTTGGTGCCTCAGTTCATGGCTCAGTTATTAACTCAGTTCGTAGCTCAGTTTGGGGCTCAGTTCATATCTCAGTTAGGAACTCAGTTGATAATACAATAAAGGAATATGAATATTGAAACGGAGATAAAAGAAATTACAAGAAATTCCGTGTTTATGAGTGTATATTGCAAGATACACTCGTGTGCTCATAGTAATATAGCTAAACAAGTTTTACAAGACACTTACATACTGAGTCAAAGGGTGTATGATAGCGCACGGGTAACTGCTATAAAAACCGAAGAACACAAAAACAATATAAATGAAAGATATTAACCTCATTGTAGACTTCCGTATATCTAGTAAAGAACACATTGCAACATTAACTATAGCACGCTCTATAGAAAACGCTGTCGAGTATGGTGTATGGTCGAGTGCGTGGATAGGAGTAAAAGCACCTGTGCGTGATACTGTAGGCGAATTTTCGACTGTAATAGATCCATTTCTACGCCCTAGAGCTGTTAAAACCGTACAATTTTAGTGTAAAAGATTGTAAAAATAACCAAAAGTTTTTACAAAAGTTTTATGAAATAATGCGCATGAAGTTATAATAAGCCTATAAAGCTCAAAGGAAAAGGAAGATATATGGAAAGAGGAAATATAGAAATATAAGGAACCAGGATAAAATATATTGAATGAAGGGAGCGAAATATGGATATTGCAATAGAAATATTGTATCGTGAGTTCGAAAACAGCATTGAATGGCGTACCGGTATATTCGAAAATTTAGAAAGAAATACAGAGCGTGAAATAATAAATTATGTGCAAAGCAATAGTTGGTATAATTCAGAAACATCACAACTCACACGAGATCTAAAAGAAAAAATATATGCCGCGTTTTGATAATGAAGAAGAATGGTTCAAAGCGTGGAGTACTTTGAATGGTGCATGCGCAGTTCAATTGCATAAGTGTATTCATGACTCGATGACGCTCATGACGAGAAACAATATAAAAGTTAATGTGCAGAATACTGTAGGGAGAATTACGAATACTATAAAATATGGACACTCTGAGAAATACCAAGATTAACAACTATGGAACCGTTTAAAACACCTTACTTTGATTCACCATTTTACGCGTTGTACGATATCAATAACACTATGGAAAGAGAAATATACGCTATCCTCGATACAAAGGTATCATTCATAGTGCGCTTAACAGTACTTGATAATGTTAGATTTATGCTATCACGTCCGCACGATAGCATTCATAATAGTATACACGACGCTATGCACGAATACTTTAAAACCACCACGGCAAAATAATTTACACGACGCGCTGAGAGCAACCTCGTGCTATAACGAACTATAATATAACGAGTGATATGAAAGAACTATATGATTACTGTGGGTATACTATGTACGATACAATGAGCAAAAGCTTGCTTGAGAGTACTGGTAGCGCTGCGTGGTATGATGTAAGAGATGATGTGTATACTTCTGTGCTAGATGTAATGCGACGCACTGTGGAGAATACTGTAGCAAGCGCGATTTATGAATATGAATATTGAAGGGCATTTATATGATATAACCCGGCGCAAAACCTATATCAATATAGTCGACCAGCTTTTCGATAAAATATCGAAACCTGTGTTTAGTAGAGTAACAGACGACACTTGGACGCAAGTAGAGATTCCAGTAGGTAACGTAGTATGGAGCCAGTTGTATGATAATATAGCAAGCACACTTTATGAATACAAGTACTGATATAAAGCAAATCTTAGTTGGTCCAAGCAGCGAGGTATGCGACGCAACATGGAACACCCTTTGCACCTCTTTGAATGTCGAGTCTCTCAAAAAGATTGGTAGTGCTTACGAATCAAAAAAAGCGGTAATTGGCGGCGTAAATGCAGGGGTGGTTCGGGAGTTGGAAGGAATCCGGAGAATGGGTTTCAGTGTGGACGAGGTTATTGATAACGAACCTCAGTATAATATAGGAGTATGAGTGATGTAATGTTACACGGTGTGCTGAATATGTCGCCTGAATTGTGGAGCGATAGTCCTATTGATATCGCTCAGAGACACGCGCGATATGTAGAAGCTTCGAAGCGTATTTTAGAACTCGAGGAAGATGCCGCGAACCAGCGCAGACTTGCAGACTTAGCGCTAGCGCACAGAGATATAATCATCAAGGAACGCGATACACTGGAGACAGCTCTTAAAGAAATAAAAATGTATCAGTATTTGATTATGCCACAATGCCAGAAGAAGCTCGAAGAAAATATCGCGAGATAGTTTTAGGTATAGCAGATAAAGCCCTCGCCGAGCTAAAAGGAACCTCAATACAATAACGACATGAACGACAACGAACTCGTACACGTAGGCGACATCTTTATTAAAAACGACTCTGGCGATATTTACAGAGTCAAGAAAATTTTGAACGGCGAGATTTTTCCAGATGATCCTTTCTTCAAGGTTGCGTCGCTTATTGATAATCCCGAGCAGGATATTTCTGGTGGATTTACCCTATTTCAAGCGCGCGAAGCTAAGCTCCAACTCTATAAACCTGCAAGCTTCTAACTAAACGAACCTCAGTATAATATAGGAGTATGAACATGACTTACTGTATGTGGCACAACACGAATCAAGACCTGCAACAACTCGTTAATGACCTGCAGGACGCTCTTGATGAAGGTATTCCTTTGAGTGCGTATATCGAGGAACGCGGCTCTGTTGATGAACGCTATGCAATCAAAGGAGTGCGTAGAAAATGTCAAGAGCTCTTAGATATCCTTGGCACTATGGAATCTATCGAAGAAGAGCTTATGGAGGACACTGTGACCTTCAACGAATCCAACGACTAAACGAACCTCGGTATAATATAGGAGTATGAAAATTGTATTTGAAAAAGAAGATCAGAACAGCAAGCATTTGACATTCAATGATGTAGAAATGAATCAATTCTTTGTATGCGGCGATGGCCATCTGTGTCAAAAGGTCAGTATGAATCTCTACAATACCATCGCTGACGAGCGTGGCAAGCTATGCTGTGATAGGTTTTCATGCAGCACTGATTATGTTATTAGACGCATCATTCCGAATATCGCGAAGATTGAATTTTGATCATAACGAACTCTAATAGACTAAGCACATGATTAACAGCATCAATCCTGACTCCTACATGTGGCGTAATACTGCATCAGCTCTCAAGCAGCTCTTAGACAACATCGCTACTGCATATGCCGACGAGGGAATGAACCTCGATGAGTATATCGCATCGCGCAAATCTGATGGTGAACGACAAGCTGTTCGTATTGTATTCGGCTTAGTAGACGAGCTCGTTGAGGAACTTCAGTGCATGGAAGAAGCGCCTGTAAATTTTCTCGCCAAGCGATAATAACGAACCTCGATATAATATCATCATGAGCAATCAACAATTCTATTCTTACTGGGCAACTGTAATTGATCAAATGCCTGATGATATCCTCGAGGAGACTGTTCGCATGATCAACTCGCGGCAACAAATTGGAATACAGGAGATGCTCCGTAATGAACTAGGGTATCGTAACCAGACGGAGATCATAATGGACAACGAAGACTAACTCAACAAGTGTGTGGTGTAATGGTAGCACAACCCAAGCAAAGGGCTTCTTGTCCGATAGGATAGGTGGAGTTTCATCGAGGCGCAGGTTCGATTCCTGCCACACTTACTCGGCATTACGAACATCATTACAATAACAACAGCGGGATAACTCAGCCAGGTAGAGTCATCGGAGGAGTAGCAGCATACCAGCAGTGAAAGTTCGGTGGTCGTTGGTTCAAATCCAACTCCCGCTGCCATTTTTTGCATAACGAACCTCGATATAATTAACACACACAATATATGAAAGACTGCATCGCACAACTCGACATTCGCCAAGGACAAAATCAACGTACCGTATTCCGTCGCTCTCATAGCGTAACGCCTTCTGCGCGTTACTATGGTTCCTCTAACCTTATCAATGCGACTGACGAGGTCGGCTCTGAGGCTGGTATCTTCCAAGCACGCTTTAAGTCCAAAGCTTGGTCTAAGTTCACTCAAGCTGCTACGCGCCTTACTGCTAAAACGCTCCGTGAGAAGCTTGAGCTCTCAAACAATATCTCTATCACCTTCTCTATCTATGCCGGGTGCTCTATGTGTCCTTGCTCTCCTGGGTTCGTTATCCGTCCTAAGAACGACAATGGCGAAAAGGAACTGCGCGATAAGGAACTTCAAGGAACCACGATCTGGGGCTCCTTGAAGTTCGCGGACCATATCGTAGCGAACTTCAAGGAGACGAAAGGAACTGAGTTCCTGAACGCGTTCGCGGCCGAAAAGGAACAAAACGAGAAGGAACAAAACGAACAATAATTTTTGTGTGGTAATGTGTGTGCATATGGAGAGGGAGTGTGTGCTCCCTCTCCGAACACTCCACGTAACGAACTTCAGTATAATTCTAGTGTATGCAAAAGACTAAACACCAACAAGACATTCAAAAAGTCCTCACTAAGCTCGCAAAGATCGATGTTATTACCTACGCCTTTGTATTAACCGCTATCGATAAGTACTGCGATAAAGTCCTCGATGATGAGGAACACACGCTAAGAGTTATGGAGAACTCGGTCATCGCTGGCGAGGCTTGGATCAGTACTGCAAAGGAAATTGAAGCAGCTCTCAAGTAACGAACTTCGATACAATTAGGAGCAAACAATATGAAGATCGACAATAACGAATTCAAAGCTCTTATCTCTCTCGCGGCTCTAGCCTACGAAGATGTTAACGAGCCTGCGCAAGAGATTGGCAAGTTCGTTAATGCGATCGTCATTCCTTTGCTGACCAAGCGCAAGAACTCTCAAGCGTACAAAGATGCGCGAGAGGATCTACTCTCGCGTGGACGTAATGCTCGCGTGCTTCTCAAGAAAGAAGAAGCACGATAACGAACCCCGATATAATTACATACACACAATATATGCAACTTAAAAACATTACTCAATCCGGTTTCACTAAGGTATCCAATATCAACATTCCTTCGATCTTCTTCAATCGTCTCTCTACTGGCGTCAAAGAGTTCGATTCGCTCTTCGGAGAAGGAATCCTTCCTGGGTCGTCTATGACTTTTTGCGGCCAAGCTGGCGTAGGTAAGACTACTATGCTTCTTCAAATGATGGAAGCTCTCGCTGGTAACTACGAGGTAGGTTACGCTTCGGGAGAGGAGAGTTCGTTCCAGCTCGCCTATACTTGCCGCCGCCTTGGTATCAAGAACGTAGCGATTGCGAACGAGACCGATGTTGATCGTCTTGTTAAGGCTACAAAGACTCTCGATGTACTCGTTGTCGATTCCTTCCAAGCTCTCTCCTCTACGAAGCAAATGAACTCTCGCGAGTTCGAACGCTATGCGGTAAACGAACTTGTTGCTGCTGGCAAGGAGAACGAATGCGTGATTGTGTTCGTAATGCACTTGACTAAGACTGGCGACCTTAAAGGCTCTACGCTAGTGCCGCATGCGGTTGATGTGAACTTCAAGATCACTCGCGACGATGAGGGCGACGAGACTGCACGTATCATTAGCGTGTACAAGAACCGCTTCGGCTCTACGGGAGAGTATCACGCCAATATGACTCGTGCGGGTATCGAAATCTCTGAGCGTAAAGAGATCTCTGCGCCTAAGTCTAAGGTCGATCGCCGCAAAGAACTTCACGAAGCGATCCTTACTATGGACCCTCCTCTGATTACAAAGGGTGCGCTGATACAAAAATTTGGACTTACTTCGAGTCAATGCTACTTGGTTCTACGCGAACTCCAAGATATGGGTAAGCTTATCAAGTACGGTAAAGGAGACTCTGCTACCTGGAAGAAGACACTCTAAGACCTACTCTTATAATGGCATTCAAGGCTGCAATACTTCTTTACGTTCTTCTTTGAAGATAGCATCTCGCTGCCGCAATAGTCGCAATGCTTAGAGAACATTCTAGATAACGTTAAGCAACTACGGCTACAGTGCTTTGTTGTTCTTGTAGATAATACTTTGAACTTACCACCGCAGCCTGAACAACATCTCGTTACAAATGGTAAGAATGTTTGTTTATAGCATTCTTTGCTACAGTATGGTCTATCTCTCGCAACTTGTGATTTGTTTGCGTAAAACTCTTTATTACACTGCTTACAAGCTACAATCTTACCGTTCATTCGGTGAGCGCTTAATTGACGCCGCATCCATCCATATATCTTATTTGACTTTCTTTGCTTAGAGGTAGTTGAAGATAGAAAAAAGACAGCATACATAAGCTTTATATTACCTGGGTATATCTTCACAAGTAGTTGATGGCATACATAATGCTCTTCAGGAGTGAGATCGACTAAGTTGTCTTCATCGTCTGTTCCATTCATACATCTTGGTATAATGTGATGACGTTCTTTATAGGTACCAGCTTCTAGTTTGCGCTCTTTAGCTCTTGAGATGATACTATCGTATATTCTTTGGTAATTCATTGCAAGTATATTTAGTCAAACAGTTGATGTTCTCTATGTATTACACTAAATAACTTTAGAGCTCAGCGCGAGTCTTTTGGTAGTTCATTGCAACCGTCTTCCATAACAGCGCTGAGCTCTTTCTATTTTCATTCTCTAAGCTCTAAGGCTAGCGCCGCCTCAGTTCCCAAATCTAAAAGTCACACGGCAATGAGATTTGGGAACTGTTCCCAACTCTTAAAAATGAAACGGGGGAGCGCATAGCAAAACACAGTTATCAGCTCCTCGTCGAGCTAAAACGAACCTCGATATAATTACGTACACGCAATATGAAATCAACACTCCTATTTCTACAACGGTTTACTCCGCCAAAAGGTTATATGATCAACCGCGAGGCGACTCTCGCTGAGCGCAAAGCAATCGGCCGCAAAGCGCTCGTTGATAGACTCGCGCCTGAGATCTGGAACATGCTCTGGGAACTCAATGATTACACAACTCTTTCTCACTTCGGAAGTATCACTCATTGGAGCTACAAAGATGGCAAAGTAGAAGCTTGGGTAAATTGCGGTGCTGTTCACTACTATGGTTTTCAAGAATTCAAAGATATGCTGCTCGACTATGAGCCTACCTATGTGTTACGAATGCATAAGCTCTGCGCGAAGAATCTACGCGATCAAAAGGCTCTACGCGGCAATGCTCGTAAGGAAGAAGCAATGAAACATCTTCGCGAGGTTCAGGTGAAGCCCACAGAACGTAAAGCGACCAAGCCGGTCAAGATCAAGATCGACCTTGAGATCGAAGCTTGGCTCTGAGTGCATAACGAACTCCGATACAATGGGCGTATGAAAAAGAGCCGCAAATTGTCAAAGTCTTTTGACTATAGCCCCATCGCGCTTAGAGCGTTAACGCGCCACAGTTATGCTCCTCCTGTGAAGAAGTTCAAGGATAAGAAGCATGACGCTAAGAAGTACGGGTGCCGCTCGAAGCAAAACGAACTCTGATACAATACCTCAGTGTATAATACCAACAACAAAACATCTGAAGAGCTTTGGGCGATCACTTCTGAAACAGGAGCGATATTGTGGAGCCGTGGCGGCTCCAGCTCTACACCACGGCTTATGGTTTATGAATCTGAAAAGAAAGCTGAAGCTGCTCTCAAAAGTTCCTGGACAAAGCAAGTTCATAATGCTGATGCAGTCCAGATTCGTAAGATCTATTCCGCTCCGCAAAACGAACTCCATTATATTTAACGCACACAGCATATGAAAGACTTCTTCCCACCACAATTTGATCGCAACAAAAACGGCTCACTCTTTGATCGCGGTAGCGCGGATGCTTACTACCGTCGCGCTTTTGAACCGCATTGGTATCCAGAAGGTACTTACAATGGCGAGAAGATTACGAACTTGACCTCGGAAGAGATCGAGGAATACCGCGCAGGGTTCAAATATCAAGAATCGACTGGCGTCTTCAAAGAATATTAATCAAAACGAACTCCGATATAATTAACGCACACAGCATATGAAATTACCAACACGTACAAATATTAAGAAGATCCTTAACCGCTACGACCTTTCTCGCAGCTACACGGACAAGCGAGCGAATGGAAACCGGATCAAGATCTCGACACGGATGAGCGAAGAATCAATAGAGCTCATTCAAAAGGAACTTTCAAAAGAGTTTCCTCATCTTGACATCGTTGTCAAACTTATTGATTCAAAGTTCACGTCTTCCGGTGGTTCACGAATCTGCACTGCAATTTACTCTTCCGTCAAGCTCAGCTAAACGAACTTCATTATAATTAACTTGTAACCAACAACAAACACATTAACATTATGCCATTTACTACAATCGTCGCTCCTGAACAAGTCCGTCAACAATTCACCGCTCTGCGCGATAAGCTCAAAGCTACCGATAAGCTGCTGATGCAAGCTTGCTGGGATACAGTCCAAGAGCTGCTCTTCACTGCAATGTCTGAAGAAGATCTTGCGAACCGAATCGATAAGCTTCGTGCTGATCAAAAGGTAGTTAAGGCTGCTCTCAAGCCTGCTGCTAAGAAAGCTCCAAAGAAGGAGGCTAAGAAAGAAGCTCCTAAAGCCAAGAAGGAGAAAGCGCCTAAAGCTAAGAAGGAGAAGGAAGTTCCTTCTAAGCCAGTAGCTAAGAAGTCCAAGAAGAAACTGCTCAAAGAAGCACCGCTTGTCCTTACTGAAGGAGAGCGCATCATCGCTGAGGACGACGATGTTCCTTGCTTCGTCTCGGTAGGCTAAGTTATGCGGCCCTGAGCATTTGGCGTAAAAAGGCTCAAAGCTTTACGAACTCTAATATAATTAGGCGATGCAAGTAGAACTAAACAAACTGATTGACGACCTGAGTGAAAAGTTTTGGAACAATTGTACCTTTTCAAAGCCAGCGGCTAATGCGAGGGAAAGTGTTCTCCAAACAATCAAAGCATATTTCATTAAGAAAGATCTTGTGATCGTTTCACGTGTTGAATATGACCGGCTCTTGAAAGAAATTGAAAACATAAGAGAGTCAGAAAACGGAACGCCTTACTAAAACGAACTTCAATATAATATTGGTATGATGAACAACACTACACGCAACACTACTACTCGTTCAAACTGGTCTGTCAAATTTGGAGCTGTAAAGTCCGTAGACGCTTCCGAAGTGATCTTCAAAGCAACCGTAAAGGTCAATCCTTATCTGCGCTCTAAGACCTACTTGAAGCGTCCAGGCATCTCGATGAAGGGTAAAACGAACGCAGAAGCTTACTAACTTGACTAAATAACGTCAATGAAAAGAGATATCGACTTACTCAACGAAGCGTACAACAAAGTGCGCAAACAATCACAGCTCACTGAAGGCAGAAAGGATGGTAACTTTGACGATTACGAAACTGATCAAATGAGACGTTTTAACGATCCGAATTACGATGACGAAGACGATGAACCATTGTCTGACTATGATGCAGGCAAGGTGCGCGTCGGAGACGTCAAAGCATGGGAAGCTCTCTTAGCTGCTGTTGAAGGTGATGAGAACATCGATGCAGATAGATTCCTACAGATGTGGGCGCAATCAACAAAGCAGAACCCTGCTGGTCTTGATCTCGATAGATGCATCAATGACTTCGCATCTGCTTCTGGTATCGGTCTCGCTTTCGATCCTACAGACAATACTCTGTATGTGGACGATTATTACGATTGATCATTCGCTCAGTACAAAACGGTCAAATTGGAACCCTCAGTAAATTCTGAGGGTTCCGCGTCTAAACGAACTCCGATATAATTTAGGTATGCTTACGACCACCATCGCAACTTCGATTCAATACGGAAACTACAAAGCGCTTATGAGCCGCATAGAGCAGATCAAAGCACTCATGAAGCACTACGCTAAAGCGTTCAAAGATGAATTTGATTACAATCCAAAGGTGGTTGTTCATATGCGCCCCATTAAGGGCCGAGTTGCTGGGAGAGCGTTCTGCAATAACCCTCTCATTGAGATTGACCCTCGTTACAAGTTCCGTGAAATCATCGAGACCATCGCTCACGAGCTTACTCACTCAGAGCAATACAAACAAGGTCGATTGAAGCACCTTGTAGGTAATCAATCGATCTGGGAGAGCCGTACGATGAGCCGAGGAACTACATACTCGCAATACTTAGCGCTTCCTTGGGAGGTTGAAGCTCGTAAACGCGCTAAGGAGTTCGTTGACAAGTACTTCACTCACAACTACCTCGACGTTGCTTAAGCTTAACGAACTCCAATATAATAACATTATGATCAAAGCAATACTACTCGCAACCGTTACGCTCACCGCACTGTTCCTTCTCATTCAGATCTTCTTTGGCTGGCAGATCGCTGCTGCCTTCGTTGGCGGCTGCGTCGTCACCGATCTGTTCTGGGGCTTGGCGTTGCGTAAGAGACTCGCAACGCTGGATGCGCAATAATGAACTTCTGTATAATACTGGTATGACAACATATTGGGAACTAGAAAAAGAGTTGATTGAACAGCATGGTCTTGAGAAGGTGAATGAAGCACTTGCTCAGCTTGAAGAGGATCTTGGTCAGAATGGCTTTGATGCTTACAGAAGTGGAGAGCATGATCTACTTCTCAACTACTTCGAGCAATAAGGAATGAAGCTCGATCGCTTTTCTCGAGCTCTTCTTTTTGCCTCTTTAACATTGCGTATATGCTCTTCGGTTTGTTTTCTACCTTTGAGTGCTTCCGCCTGTTTCCGTACATGCTCTCGGGTTTGTTTTCTACCTTTCAAAGCTTCGCGTATTTTCTGCTTATGTTCTTCTGACTTTGGAACTCCCTTCATCGCACAGCAACCAGCAGGAGCTTGCGACTTACGTAAATTGCGCTCTGTTGAATGCTTCTTACCCTTTAACGCGATACTTATCTTGCGCTTCGTTTCTTCTGATTGATTGCCACCAGCAATACTTCGACGGTAGCTCTTGTTGATAAACTTGTGTTGTAAATCACTAGTCAAAACCTTCACCAGTACCTTACTCTCCCACAACGACGCTGCTTCAGCTGTATCAAACGTTTTACGAATTTGAATGATGTCAGGCTCACCATATAATGTACGGAACTCAGCTACGGTTGCTGATGATGTGAAGTAGGTTACCCAAAAGTCATCAGGATGACAACCTGTGCTGTGTAAGCACTTATATTTTCTTGAGTATCTTACTCCGTAATAAAACTTATTAAGTTTAGACCAGCCTATCAAATAGCAATAGGGACGATAAATAGTATTATGCTGTTGGTTTGTTTTCATGACAATAGATTGGTTGGGATGTAGGAGTCCGCGAACCATATAATTATATTTAGTCTCTTAGTGTTGTTTTGCATAATGAACTTCGGTATAATTGAGGTATGGAAAATAAAGAACATACATCAACCAAGTACGTTTCAGTAAATTACAGCTACCTCGCTGGTGTCCTTACTTCTAAGCTCCTCATGATTGCAGGAGAGCTCTTAAAGCAGGGCTTACTGAAGGACGACAAGCTCGACGAAGCAATAGCGATCGCCCTCAAAGCGATCGCTGATGCAGAGGAATCTGAGCGCAATTACACTCAAGGTTAACGAACTTCGATACAATATTATTATGACAGACAAAGACGACGCCTACGCTGCTATTGCCATTCTCGTTGCTTGCTTCGCCGGCATCTGCATCTTCATGACCATCTTAACGATTGTTGTGGCTGCTTGCAAATGGATCGCTGGAGTGCTCTAAATCAGAGCTTATTGATTCCCGCTGGGAGCTTTGGGGCTCTCCTATTCTTTACCAAAATGAGTACAGACACTAATGAAACGATTTATGAAAGGGCTAAAGCGTATGAGGACATGGATGATGATGACCGTGCTTTCGCTATTCACTCTGCGCGATACATCCTCGAGGAGGTTAGCATGGAGAGGATGGCTGAGATCAGTGGGCTACCACTTGGAGTCATCGCCGCTGCCTTCGACAACATCTTCATCGACAAGGACACAGTTCGCACCAAGGTGCCAAAAGGACAGCGCGGACCAAGGCGCCGATAACGAACTTTGATACAATTACAGTAGACAGACACAAAGGATTTGATGTCGCTCATGGTAGGGAAGCAGGGAGGTCTGCCATGAGTGCAATAGCACATAGTCGCCCTGATGCCGACATCATCCTTTATCTTAACGAACTCTGATACAATTAGGTATGACCGCTACTGCAGAACCAATCAATGGAGCAACCTATAACAAAGCAGCTCTCGCTGTCTTTTCGAGTCTTTTGATTCACCCTGACTGGGAGCTCGAAGATCACCTCGCGTACTTGCAACACGAAGTGTACATCGACATCGAGACTCCTATTACCTATTGCTACTGGCCAGATGGGCCAAAGACAGAGCCTCTCAGAAAGTTCGTTAAATCGTGGTTGAATCGCATAGAGCGTCTCAAAGAGGTTTGCCACGAAATCATGGTAAGCAAGACGGTTAACGAACTCTGATACAATATCATTATGCAGACATTCAAACTTCATCGCGAATACATCAGACAATTCATCGATTTCCTCGGCAAGCTTGAGCGCGGTGAACAGATCTCTTACGATTGGTTCTCTAGCCATCTATCAGATCTTCGTAGGCTCCTTGATGGCTATAACTTTCAATTCGCAGATAATACTATTCAAGTTGAAGACGAAGACCTGCAACACATCCTTTGGTTCTTTGAGCGCTTTGACTACTCAGATGATATCGAGGACGGTGATCGCGTTATCTTCGACATCCATACTATGTCGGCTGATGCATTCAAAGCAATGCGCGTGTACCTCGATTGCCTTAACGAACTCTGATACAATTAGGTATGAACGAAAGCACATTCAACCCAGACATCGATTACAAAGCAACAAACGATTGCTCTTATGCAAGCCCTTACAGAGCTTTGCGAAATGACGCGACAATCAGAGTTTCTAAGAAGTTAGCGCGAGAAATTATTCTGCACAATTACACAGTTGATCGCCTTGATAAAGTTCATAACCTCCAATTGAAGCATATTGGCCTTGGTGTATACGAGGTAAAATTGATACATGATTGCGCTAGCATCAATGGTAAAGATGTCGGTCGTAATCTCATTGTTGCATCGTTCTATTGAAACAACAGCACAACGAACTCTGATACAATTACATTATGACAAAGACTTATCCATTCTGGAAAATTGCAACTCCCCGCCGCATGATGCTTGGCTATTGCGTGCATGAGATCAAAGTGACACACCTTGGCAAAGGCATCTATGGTTGCAGAGTATTTACCGATGGCGTGCTCAATGCTGAGAATCGCTGCAAAGGTAAAGAGAACATTCGCTTAGCTTGTCGCGACCTACTGCGCTGGGAGTCTAAGTTAGGCAACATCAGCGCCTTTGCTCAATCATCTCGCCACCGTCAATAACGAACTCTGATACAATATTACAGAATGACCGAATATCTCGATTCTAAAGGTAATCCTCTTGAAGTAGGCCACGAGTATGCTCTTGTCACTTACTGGGAAGAGAGCTTCACACCCAACCCTGCTAGTGAGTGGATCAAAGCTGTTTGGACAGGTACTAGCTTTGTGGATGCAGATGGCTGCAGTTGGACTGAATGGCTTGAGAAGCCTGGTGTGGTTTCTCCTGATGTTGCGTACTAAACGAACTCTGATACAATTAGGTATGATCACGGAAGCACTCACACGCACATTCAAGCCAACAGAAAGCAACTACCCTTACATCATTCCTGCTCTGCGTAATGGCATGGAGGTAAAGGTGACAAAGAAGATCGCTAAGGAGTTTGCGTTGGCTGAGCCTGGAATCATTGTTAAGGGTACTGTCCGCTATATTGAGTTTGCTCCAGCTGATCTCGGCCTCGTCGTAATGACTCTTAAAAACGAACTCTGATACAATTACATTATGCAACGACCGATTATTACTACCGCTTCAGATGGCCGCACCTACACTTGGGATAAATCAGACACCGCATACATTGGAGTAGAAACTTCTTGTGGGTGTTATGGAGCTGAGCTACGCGATGATGGTCGCTGGTCTCCTATTAACGTCGAAGGTTGTCACTTCCAAGTCTGGAGTGATGAAGCGTATGACACTCCAGAAGAAGCATGTGAGCGTTCACATGAAATCTTCACCTGATTAACGAACTCTGATACAATTAAACAGTAACCAAAATAAACTAGATGTCAATCACACTTCACATTCCGCAATTAGTTATTACCGTGCTGAGCTGGGCTACCTTGGCTCTTGTTATCTTATTGATCATTACCTGGACGAAGCGTTTAGCTCTTCATCGCATCTCAGAGGTCAAAGCATTATCAAAAATGTATCTCTGGTTGCTGTTTACGAATGACTTCAAAGACGAGATGGTCCGTAACCTCTTTGACAGATACATCAGGAATTTGATGAACCGCGATGACGAGGCCAAGCTCGTATATGATCTAAAGAACATCCTTGATAAGGTCATCAAGAGCAACGAACTCTAATACAATATCAATATATGGAAGTAACTCAATACATGAAGGACACTGGCGTGCTTGTTGAACCTGTTGAATGCGTTCTGGAAGGCATCGATGGTAATGCATTCGCTCTGATCGGTCATTGGTCGAAGTGTGCCCGTAAAGCTGGTCGTACCGCAGATGAGATCGCTATCGTTCAGCACGAGGCGATGGCCAATGACTACGATCACTTAGTAGGTACTCTGGCACGCCACTGTGCTGACTACTGGGAAGATGTTCCCTTTTAATTTCAATGTGTGTGGTTGACAGACTCACCGGTGCTCAGAGAGATGCCGGTGAGTCTCTGCATCTACCGCGTTATTTCAGAACCGGGTTCTCTAGAGAGAGCGGGTCTCTGAGCATGTAAGCGTTCGAGAATGTCTATAGCTGAGAGCTTTTAGGAAACGTTTTTAGGCCATGGCTCCTATAAATTTTTTTCGCAAATCTCCCAACTCTCCTTATAAAAATTTTTTTTGCTATTCTCCCAGACTCCTTATAAAAATTTTTTTCGCAAATCTCGGAATTCCTATAAAATTTTTTTTTTTGCAAATTTTCTATACTCTCTTATAACGAACTCTGATATAATTACAATATGGAAACAGTTGAAACATACACACCAGTTCTACGCGAATTTGATTGCTTCTCTGCTGAAATGGTGCTTGATAGCTCTGGTGAATGGGTGCGCTATGAAGACTACAAAGAACTCTCAGAATATGCAGACAAGCTCGCTGAAGGATTGCCATGCTTGCCAAAGGACATTGAAGTTCTCCGATCCACCAACGCCGCGCTTGCTCAACGAGTCTTTGAACTTGAATCTATGCTACACGATTAACAAAAAAAAAAAACTATAAATGAAAAGTCTAATTATCGGCAGCACCGCCATCAAACACTGGTATCCTGATTTTAAGCGAGAGCCAAAGGATCTTGACTTGATCGATACTGAAACATATATGAGTACAAAGGAAGTTGAACGTCTTTGGATCCATCAGTTTCAGGAGCTTCTTGATATTAATATTGATGACCGCTATCTCGATCCAAACAGTCTGCTTACACTCAAGCTATCTCACCTTGGCTGGGATATTCTCTGGGAGAAGCATGTAGCGGATGTCGAGTTCCTATTCAGTAAAGGCTGCATGGTCGACCGGGGGTTATACGAGAGACTTGTTGCGGGCTGGATACGAAAGCATGGTAAGAAATGGGCATCTCTTAAAGGTAAAGACTCTACTACATTTTTTGAAGATGCTGTTGCACGTAAATACAATCATGATAGTATTCATGAAATTGTAGCTATCTATGATAAGCCCCTCTACGAACAACTCATTCACGAAGGTGTACAGTGTAGCGAAAAAGGATTTGAAAAACTCTCTTATGAGGATAAAATATATCTTGTAAAGGAGGAGGTGTGGGTGACTGCATTAGAGCGGTATCTCATTCCCAATGACTTTAAATACAGTGCTACTCTCGCTTATCAACAAGCGCTTAAGAAGCTTGCAACAACCATGTCTAGCGGCTGGTTCAAGTTTTTTATTCTCAGTAACATTCATATCCTGAGAAAATGCCGTGACAGATCCTATATTGATAAATTTAAAACTGCTGAATCTCAAAACCTAATCAAACTAAACTAACATGATGATGACTAAAGAACAACAAAAACAAGTACAAATACTCGAACTACAGAACCAGATCAAAGAACTCAATAGGCAGATTGAGTTGCTCAGTAAGCGTAAAGGTCTTAAGGATATTACTCCTAAGGAAATTTATACTGACTATCTGCGTCTTCTAGGTGAAGATGAAGAGACTAGAAAAGATGCTCGTAAATATATTGACATGAGCTTGTTGACTAGTCCTTATACTAAAGACTATGGTATTAATGTACACGAGTTTGTTACTGCAGAGTTTCAGTATACCCGCGTTCGTCTAACCTTTGATGAATTTACGCTCGAGGTTGTTGACCAGAAGGGTGGCGGTGAAGGCAGTGGTGAGCATTGGCATAGTGTTCTCAAGGCGGTTGATGTAGCTGATCCTACTATTGTTCGATACTTCTACATTCCTGGTTACTACGCATCTTACGAAGGTACAACTATTGACTTTGATGACATCTATGAAGTCACACCTTTCGACAAAGTTGTTGTTGATTGGAAGCGTGCATAATTAACCCTGCATATTATAAAAAAAGCTCTCTGCATTTACTTGCGGAGAGCTTTTTCTTTTTATTGTTGTTACAAGAAAGGTTTATATATTTAGGTCGATCGGGTTGCGACGAACCTTTACACTACCGCTTACCTTGCATACGCTTCGTATTTGTTCTTCTGTGAATGTTTGCAAGCTATAATCTTTCTCACTACCTTGCGGGTAACAAATAAAGTTGCCATTTACTACCTTTGGACACCCTTCAAGTGATTCGAGCGGATTTTCTGATACATTGAAAGTATAATCTACATATTCTGGTGCTCCTCTTAAGTCTCTTAGACCGCAACCATATGCGCTAAAGGTACCATATGACCTTACAGGTGCACCTTCTAATGATGTAAGATTCTTATTGTCATTCACTATGTAGTATGACATATTCTGATAGTCAGCTAACAAAGCTGTTGGACCACCTATAAGGTTTCTTAAATCGCAAAAAGATGCATCAAACCGTCTCATTTCTTGCGGGCAACCTTCTAATGATCTGAGATTGGTATTATACCTACAATCATACGAACTCCATACTTCATCCGGCGAACCGACAAGACTAGTTAATAGGTTGCGCGATACATCATAACTACCCTTAACGATTCTTGGGCCGCCTTCTAATGATTTAAGGCTTGATCTACTTACATTAAAATAGCCATAGATAAGACGCGGACTATTCTTTAAGTTTGTGAAACTGTTTTTACCCGCATACAAACTACCGTGTACCTCGTCTATCTCACCAAGAAACTCGGGTAGCTCTTCGAGATACATTTCCTCTAACTCTATTAAACCTTCTATAATTTTCTTAGACATATACTTTACCTCCTACCTCACACACTGCTCTAACTTGTTCTTCAGTAAATTGTACATCGTTATTACTACACTCAAAAATTCCGCCTACATATTTCGGTGCTCCTTCAAGTGATGTTAGTTGGTTATAACTACAAACAAAATGACCACTTACACTTATAGGCGCTCCTTTAAGTGAGGTTAGTTTGTTATTAGTACAATCAAAATTACCAACTACTCTCTGCGGAGCTCCTTCGAGAGATATTAGTCGGTTGTCAGTACAATCAAAATTACTAACTACTCTCTGCGGAGCTCCTTTAAGTGATGTTAGTTGGTTACCTAAACAATAAAAACTACCACCAACACTTTGCGGTGCTCCTTCGAGTGATGTGAGTAGGTTATGATAACAATAAAAACTATCACCTACACTTTGAGGCGCTCCTTCGAGTGTAGTCAATTTATTGTTATAACAGTAAAAATTCTTACCTACACTACGTGGAGCTCCTTCGAGTGATGTTAGTTTATTATTTTCGCAATTAAAAGTACTACCTACACTACGTGGAGCTCCTTTTAAAGTTGTTAGTTGGTTGTTAGTACACTTAAAATAACCTTCTATCTCAACACCCTCAAAAAAATCAGGTAGATTATCAAGATAGAGTTTGCTTATATCAACATGCCCCTTTATAATTTTCTTCATTGGTCCATTGTTTGTTCTAGCTCTTTAGCATATCTTAATCTCTTACCTGTGTGCGGTACACCAGCCTTTTCGTATTTCTTCAAGAAGATTAGAGTGGCGTCTTCTACACTATCAGCATTATTAAGCATTTGTTTTACTCTCATATATTCTGGATGAACTGTTAGTTCGTGTATAATAAAGTCGATCTGTGTGTTAAAATCAGTCCATTTTTTACCTTGTTTTTTGGCAAATGATACAAGATTGATTCTGTCTGTATCAAACCTACCACCTTTCTCCCATTGAACTAATCCTCTTCCTGGACCACCTCTCAACTGAACCATGTCTGATTTCAACTCTTCTCCAGCTTCTGCTTTGAGATTCGCAACGATTCCTATCGCTGCTGTACGTGTTAAACCGCTTAGCATTAACTTATAAAATGCGTGTCTTGCTCTTGCTTGAGGAGAGCTTATATCCTGCGATATGTTCGGACGTACCTTGACAGGCTCTTCAGCTCTCTGAGATATGTTCGGACGTACTTTGATAGGTGTTCTTGGTCTCTCAGATGTTTCTATCTTCTGTTCAATAGATTGTCGTGGATTGTCGTTATACTTATTTAAAATGGTGTTACCTCCTTTGATCATTCCGAGTCCGGCTGCTCCTGCAGCTAGAGCCTTTAAATAGGTCTTTACATTTTCATCAAATTGCAAAATCATTTTATATAGCTTTATTTATCCTTTTAACATAGTTTTTTAAAGCTAGGTGTATATAATATTCATATGCGTAATATCAACCTTCCGAAGGCTCGTGTATACATCCGTAAAGATGCCTTCGGTGGCTCAAGCGAAGAATTTGAACCAGCTTGGCTTGTGTCAGTTCGCGCACTTAGATCGCGACCGCTTTGCTTTCAGGTATGGGTTGATAAGTATGCTGCGTGCTACGATAAAGTACCACCTCATACACTATACTGGAAAGTTCCTAGCAGCTTTCAACAAGCTCTACCTCTTTCTAAAATACAGATGTGGGAATGCTTATCAGGTTCTATAGAATGCTGGGTAAAAGCACAACTCGGCGATGCGCCTGTTATTGTAAATCTAGGTAAGGATTACGGTACAACTAGAGGCAAGTACTGGTTTACGCTCGATTTTATACCAGAGAATGAAGCGCTTGGTTATGTTGATGTTGGTGAAGCAGGTGTTCTTGAAGAGCACAAAGAGGGTAATGTTATCAAACTTGCAAACGGTCAAATTGCCATCTACCCTAATAACCGTCTCAAGTGGCTTCCTCCCTCTCTTACATCTGCATCAGCATTGTCTGCTATTCCTCCATGGAGTGTAGCGAGTGATGCGCAATGGGAAGCGTGGATGACAGGAGAAGATAAGGCAGAATTACACGGAGATTCTGAATGGGCTTATTGATTCAAAACGAACTTCACTATAATTAGTATATGAACCTAGATACACTTTATAAAAGGGATAGCAATGATGGTGTCCGTCAATGGACAATTGAGGTAAATGAAACAGGTTACCGTACTCACAGTGGTTTGGTGAATGGTAAGATTGTAACTAGTGAGTGGTTTAAGGTTGAAGCGACAAATGTTGGTCGTTCTAATGAGAGGGATCTCGCTACTCAAGCGCAATTCGAAGCACAGGCACGCTGGCAAAAGAAAGTTGATTCGGGATACAGTCCTAATCAAGAGAGTTGTAATACAGCAACAGTCAAAATCACTCCTATGCTTGCTAAAAAATGGGAAGACCGCAAAGATAAGCTCTCGTTTCCTTTAGCATCACAACCTAAGCTCGATGGTCTTAGATGTTGGATTGATAAGCAAGGTGCGTGGACTCGTAACGGTAAGCGTTGGATGACTGTACCATTTTTAACAAAAGCGCTGAGAGGCTTTTTTGATAGTCATCCTCATGCCATTCTTGATGGGGAGCTTTATAGTCACGAACTTAAGCATGACTTTAATAAAATCTGTAGCTTGGTTAAAAAGTCAAAACCAACAGCAGAAGATATTGACGAGTGCGAATCGAAGATCAAGTACTACATTTACGACTGTGTAATTCATCCTATGAAAACGTCTACATTTACAAGTCGTATTGAAAGTGTGCGAGAAATTGTACAAAGACTGCCGCAAAACTTTGTAGCTGTACCAACAACCATTGCTAATGATCAAACTGAGCTTGATGCTCTATATGGTGGTTATATTGAGGATGGCTTTGAGGGTCAGATGGTACGACTGCCAGATAGTCCTTACGAATTCAAACGCAGCGCAAATCTATTGAAACGAAAAGAGTTTCAGGATGACGAGTACTTGATTGTTGATATTTGTGAAGGCAATGGCAATAAGAGCGGCATGGCAGGATATGCAATCTTGCAACACGCTGACGGTCGCACATTTAATAGTAATATCAAAGGGCAGCATGACTTCTTGACAGAGTTACTTAAGAATAGAGAGACATATATTAGCACATATGCTACATGCACATTCTTCAATCTTACTCCTGATGGTATTCCTCGCTTTCCATACATTACGCGTCTCCGAGACGGTAAGGGTGTCGATTGATCCTTTTGTGGTAGTTAATGCATAAATAATAACTACCATGATTGCATTTCTTAGAAAACTACTAGATTGGTTTCTAGCAGATTACGAGCAACCAGTTAAGCAAAAGCAGTATTTGTATAGGTATAAGCACCGTGTTTTTTGGTGCGATCCGCAGACAATAAAGAGACTGAATGATGCTTTAGCAATGGCTAATAGCGAAGAAAGGTATAAGCGAGTTCTTTCGCCTGAGTCAGAGCGGTATAAAAAGAGAGATTAAAAAACCGAGCTAGTTAAGCTAGCTCGGTTGATTTTTTATATTCTTGCAGCTCGTCTTTTGTTATATGAAAACGGCATCGATCACCGTATCTAAAAAAGACCTTGTTACCATCTATTCTGTAAATGCTGATATAATCTTCGCCTCTGCCGTTATTGAGCTTAAGAAGATTATCTCTAAATGATTCGTTGATGTATACTTTTTCCATGTGCTTGTTATCTGATTTGTTCGCTTTCTAATTTTCTAAAACGAGCGTCTGAATGCCAGAGCTCATCTGTCTGCGGAGTATAAACACCTTCAACTGTTTTAATTGGTTGATCCGCTTTGAGGTGTAGAGTAGGTGGTTGATATATGTTCAATGAATTCTCTTTCTCTCTTAAGCTCCACCCGCAAGAGGTCAGCACGAGCATGATCGCTACTAAGCTTAGATGTACGAAGTTTTTCGATTTCATTGACAATTTCTTTCTGTTCCTGTCTCGACTTGACAATAATATCATAATAGAAAGCTTTAGAGCGTAGCTTAAAGTACTCAGTAAGAGCTACAAAAAAAGCTTTAAACAACGCTATAGCATCCATTACTTGTTCTTTGCTTTACCGATGTTAAGAGCAACAAAGTCAATAATAGCGTAGACTTTGGCAAGTGGTGTACCAGGTTCTGGAGTTGGTGTAATTGCAGCGATTGCAGATGCGAGAGCTACTGCAGCTGTTACAACATTAAACCATGGGTATTGTTGAATGTATTCGATTAGTGTTTCCATAAAAATATTTATTCTATAAAGTTTATTTTTTTGGTAGGCGACCTAAATATTTTTATGATTAAAGTATTATCAGACAATAGCGTTCAACTCTGTGGTAAAGGTAAATGCTGTCCAATCGTAACATTACGCGAAGACGGCACATATGAAGTTAAAGATGATTACGGCAATACAGTTCTTGTTAAGAAAGAAGAGCTTGAGCTAGTAGCTGATGCAGTCAAGACTCTCGATATTAAAAGAGATCAACTAATCTGTGGATAACTTATACTTCTTTACAGTCTCTTGTATAGGTCTATGCTTTATATTAAAGTATGGATCTATACTTTCTTTTATTAGAACTCCTCTTCTCAAGATTGCATTCTTCAGAGAGTTGTTTACATGTGCACTGTGTCTTGGCTTCTGGTCAGGAGTTATACTTGGCACCACTGCTTACCTCTTTAATGAAGTGAGTTTGTATGTAGCTCTCTTATCTGCAGTGTATAGCGCTGCTACATGCTGGGTAGCTGATTATGTATTAGACATAATCGTTAAGCATTCTCGATAAACTTCAACAACTCATATAACTGAGCTGAACAATAACCCATTCCGCGTTCCTCGCTATCAGCAAGCAAATTGTTGATTACAGCTTTAAGAGGTCCGATCGGAATGGATTTTTCTTCTTCGGATTCTGGAAGAGCCGCTGTTATCATACCTGCTCCAGGCTTATTGATCCCGGTGAGATAAGAGTTTTTAATATCTAGTCTAGGTGTATACTTTAGGTTATCAGATGGATCATTGCCCATTGGGTAGCTTTCATATATTGCTTGGAGGTCTCTAAAACTATTACTCATACTTACGTGTATTTAGTTGAAAAGCATTAAACTTCTATTATAATTTATTAAATGGATAGAACACTAATTTGTCTTATCTCTGGTAAAAAATATGTATTTAGCCAGGATTACTTTAATAAAAAAGCGGAAGAGTATGGAGGTGCGGAACAACTTAAAAAGTTCTTTGTTACTAAGAAAGTAAAGTCTCTTATTGGTAGAAGTTATTCGGTTGATGAGATTCGCCGTATTCTAAGTATCAATGGAGAGGAAGGACTTGTACCATCTGATAGTAGGGATATTATAGAAATAATGTCTTTTCATAAGATGAAAATTGATGCTTCGTCTAGACGAAATACTAACAAATTACCTACCATAAAAACCGATCCAATCGTCGCTGAATTCATAAATAACTTACAGGTATGACTAAAAGATTTATTGCACAACAAGGTAGCAAAGGCACTGTTAGGGTGTTTGATGCTTCAACAGGAAACTTATATAAAATTATCAATGTCGGTGGTGATGTTGTATCACAACCAATTGTAACAGAAAGTGAAATGTCTGTCATGGTGAAATCGGGAGAAACTAATTTTCTCAAAACCTTTATATTGCCATCAGGTGGGCTGAAGAACACCGTTACACTTTCTAACTAATATATACTATGACAGATATTACTATTTTCGACGAACAAATTTGTCGAAAGCCAAATCGCTATGCTTGGACTGAAAAATTCATCGAAGCAATGCATAATGGCTTTTGGACTGATAAAGAATTCTCATTTAAATCTGATGTTCAACAATTTAAAGTTGAGCTTACCGATCAAGAAAGAGAGATTATTATACGTACACTATCAGCTATTGGACAAATTGAGGTAGCTGTTAAGACATTCTGGGCTAAGCTCGGTGAAAATCTTCCTCATCCATCTTTACAAGATCTTGGTTATGTTATGGCTAACGTAGAAGTTATACATAATAATGCATATGAAAGACTTATATCTGTATTAGATCTTGAGGATGTATTTGAAGAGAACCTTAAACTAGAGTGGATTCAAGGCAGAGTAAAGTATTTACGTAAATACACACATAAGTTTTACAAAGACAGCCGTAAGCAATATCTATATGCATTGATCTTGTTTACTCTCTTTGTTGAGAATGTGTCTCTTTTTTCTCAATTTTATATTATTAACTGGTTTGCGAGATTTAAGAATGTACTTAAAGATACAGATCAACAAGTAAAATATACACGTAATGAGGAGAATATTCACGCTCTTGTTGGTATCAAAATTATCAATACTATTCGTGAAGAGCTTCCTTCTCTGTTTGACGAAGAGTTAGAGCAAAAGATTCATAGCGAAGCTCATGAAGCATTTAAGTCTGAAGCTAAGATTGTTGACTGGATGATTAACGGTATTCAAGAGCCAAGTCTTTCAGCACCTATTCTCAAAGAGTTTATTAAGAATCGTATTAACGAGTCACTTGCACAAATTGGATTTAAGCCAGCTTTTGAAGTAGATAAAGAACTTTTAGAGTCTACAATGTGGTTCGAGGAAGAGTTACTAGGCAATAATATGGTAGACTTCTTTCATTCGCGTCCAGTTGACTACGCTAAGAATACGCAATCATTTTCAGAAGACGACTTATTTTAATATATGGAAAAATACAAATGGCTTAATAAAGATTCACGAAAGTTTCTTGAGAGGGACTATCTACTTGAAGGAGAAACTCCAGAACAACGTATAGCAGATATTGCTAACAGTGCTCAGAAGCTTCTTCGTAAAGATGGTTTCGCAGAGAAGTTTATTGATTATATGGAGAGAGGCTTTTACTCTCTTTCAACTCCAATCTGGACTAACTTCGGACGTAAAAGAGGCCTGCCTATTTCTTGCTTTGGGAGTTACATTCCAGATGATATTGTAGGCATTCTTCAAAAGGTTGGTGAAGTTGGAGCTATGTCTGCTGGAGGCGGAGGTACATCCGCGTACTTTGGAGATGTAAGATCACGTGGCTCTAAAATTAGTTCTAATGGTACATCAACAGGCGTTCATCATCAGCTGACTGTATTTGAAGCATTGACCAATTATGTATCTCAAGGAAGTGTAAGACGTGGTTCTTTCGCTGCTTATCTACCTATTGATCATGGCGATATCGAAGAGTTTCTCAAAATTCGATCTGAAGGTAACAATATTCAAGAAATGTCTTTTGGGATTACTGTAACCGATGAATGGTTAAACTCCATGTATGAAGGTGACAAAGAGAAGAGACGTATTTGGGGTCTAGTTATTAAGAAGAGATTTGAAACTGGTTACCCATATATCTTCTTTACTGATACTGCAAACAATCAAGCTCCTCAAGTCTATAAAGATAAAGGTAAACGTATTAATGCTAGTAATCTATGCACAGAAATTTTCCTATCTACAGATGAGAACGAATCATTTGTTTGTGATCTATCTTCTCTCAATCTTGAAAAATGGGATGAAATTAAAGAGTTACCAGATGTTATTGAAGTACTGAGCTATTTCCTCGATGCAGTTATGACTGAGTTTATCGAAAAGACTGCAGGTAATCCTCTTATGGTAGCTGCTCGAAATTTCGCTATCAATCAACGTGCTCTTGGTATAGGTGTTCTTGGGTGGCATTCATACTTACAATCAAAGTCTGTACCGTTTGAATCCTTGGAAGCTAAGTTTACAAACATCGAGATTTGGGAACGTATCAGAAACGATGCTGATGCTGCAACAGCTAAGATGGCTACTGAATATGGTGAACCTCCTCTTTTAGAAGGCTACGGTAAGCGTAATGTAACTATGCTTGCTATTGCTCCTACAACTTCGAGTAGCTTTATTCTTGGTCAAGTTAGTCCGAGCATTGAGCCACTTAACAGTAACTACTTTGTTAAGGATCTCGCTAAAGGTAAGTTTACATACCGTAATCCATATCTTGAGAAGATGCTAGAGTCAAAAGATAAAAATGATACAGATACATGGAAGTCTATTCTTACAAGAGGTGGATCTGTTCAGCATCTTGACTTCTTATCGCAAGATGAGAAAGATATCTTTAAGACATTCGGTGAGATTTCTCAGAAAGAAATTATTACACAAGCTGCTGATAGACAGCAGTATATTGATCAAGGGCAGTCGCTTAACTTAATGATTCCTCCTGCTGTTAAAGCTAAGGAAGTTAACGAGTTAATTAAGTTTGCGTGGGAGAGCGGAATTAAGTCGCTCTACTACCAACGGTCAGCTAATCCAGCTCAAGAGCTTGCACGATCTATATTAACGTGTTCGTCTTGTGAAGGTTAATAATTAACCCCGGCAATGCCGGGGTTTTTTTTACTTAGAATTTAATTTGCGTAAGTCGGTTAATGCTGCGACTGTAGCGTCTATTCGTTTATCGTATTTTGCAGATGGTATAATTACTCCATCAAATACTGTTTTTCCAAGTACAATACTTAGACCTTGAATTGCTTCTGACCTAGTATATCCTTTATTAAGAGTAACATAATCAACAACTGGTACAATGTCAACGATATTATCATTAACTATTTCTTCAGTTTTAACATTTGTACGCTTACTATTAATTAAGCTTATAACCCATGGCTTAGTAACTTTAATACCAGGGCATGTTTTCGATGTCTTTGGATCATCTCTATGAAAACGAATCGTGGTATTATTAATTTCAATTCCAAGCCACTCAGCAAGGACAGCTACTGTTTCAGCTGCAGTCTCCCAGCATTGTAAACCTCTACCTGACAATGGATCTTCCTTATCATAATCTCCTAACACCTCGATACCAATAGAATTTCGATTAAACGAAACCGCGTGAATACCAGACATTGTTGGCGGAGTCATTCCGAAGATTTGATCTTCATCGATAAAGAAATGAGGACCTCTAGACCAGCCTAACTCGCCGGAATAAAAGGTTTTAATATTTTCAATATGCTGTATAGTAAATCCTTTTGGTCTCTGAGCTAGTGAAGGAGCTGCAGTATGGTGAAGTACAATACAATTAATGGCTGCTGGTTTTGTGAGTGTTTGGAGGTACTCTTTTAATGAATTTGGTGTCCAAACTCTTCCGGTATTTTCGAATGACATACATAAGTATTTATAACAATTTTAACATGAAACCTTTTATGAAAGCAAAAAAATGGAAATATAAACTAAACGACAACTCTGATGAAGCTGAAGTTTCAGAAGGTTACCAACCTCAAATTTTTATAACACCTCAAGCAAGTGGCGGCATGTCACAACAGCAAGCAAGTCTAAGGGTAGTAGAAAATACTATCTTTTTTTATGGCGAGGTAAATGATAGCACATGTCTGGATCTCAACGCGATCCTTATTGATCTCGATGCTAAAATCTGGAACACATTTGCGTTTATTGACTCTGCTACTAAGCCTCATATCAAGCTTAGAATTAAATCTGATGGAGGAGAGATCTTCTCCGCTCTTTCAACTATCGATGTTATCAGAAATCTTAAGTGCGATGTCTATACATATGTAGATGGATGCGCTGCTTCTGCTGCAACACTGCTATCTATTTGCGGTAAGAAGAGATTCATTGGTAAGAATGCATTCATGTTGATCCACCAATTATCTGCAGGTAGTACTGGTAAGTTTAAAGAGCTTGAAGACAGCTTTGAGAACTGTAAAGTTGTAATGAAACTTCTTAAGGATATCTACAAGCAATACACGAAGATAAACATGAAAACTCTTAACGAGATTCTCGATCATGACTTATGGATGGATGCTTCTACGTGTTTGAACTACGGGCTTGTTGACGAGATCATTTAAGCCTGCGCAGTTTTAAACTCGTGTACTACCTGAGTTGCGGGTGTAGTTATGAACTTGTTAATACTATTGTTCATAGCTGCATTCCGCAACGCTTCATTTGAAGTGTATAGCTTGAGAGGTACATTGTTGAAGTGATGTGAGTGAGGTTCAAGCTCAACTGTATTAGGTGTACTAACCGCATACACTCTACCATCTGCTCCAAGTACTCCAATTACAGTACCTTCTACTAACTTGCCAAATACTTTCGTCTCATATGTCTGCTGTACTTCAACAGGAGCACTTATATGATTAACATATGTTTCGCCTTCTGTATAAGTTGAGCCACTAACTATAAGATTCTTTGCAACACCTACACTTGAATCAAGTAGTACTTGTCTTGGCGATCTTATCATGATACGAGGAGCAAATATATCTACATACGTAGAACTGTTTAATGTAGCTCCTCCTACACCTGAAATATTAACAAGTGTACCAGCTAGTTTAACGCTTGTACCGCTGAATGTTATAGGTCCTGTTGTTTTAATCTGAACACCGCCAGACCCTACCATCACATTATACTTATTACCAACTGTAAGTGTTTTTGTACCGCATGGAAAGTTGCTCGCGTTATCAACTTCTTCTACAAGTGGCAATTCACCGAAGTGTCTAAATACACTCTTTTTAGACACACCTATTTCTGTAACGCATGATCTACCTTCACTATCTATACGAACAGAAGGATAGTTATTAACTACAGCTCCAATTGTCTCGATGCTGTGTCTTTTAACTGAAGAGATCTCATCACCTCCATTACCAAGCTTGCTCTCTATCACAGATAGCTCATCTTGGATTTCAATCATTCGATCCTTCAGGTTTGCCTTTGCTGAATTAGTAGTCCATTGTCCATCCTGAGTCGAAGAAGAGATACTAGCACCATAACGGATAATTCCAGATGCACTTGTACCAGTTTGCTGACCAAATGCTTGATCTATATTACCTACATCAGGTGATGTTTGCGCTGGTGGGTTTGTTGATTTATCTGGTATTGGAGCGTAAGATGTAACTTCATCTACATCACTATTCACACTTGGAACTTTAACATAACCACTAAAGTTATTGTTAACGGATAGTCTCGAATTTTTACCTAAGTCAGGATTGCTTATTCTTTGCCCGCTTAGACCTCGTAGTAAATTAAACTGAGAGTTAATAGCAGCTATATCTTTGTACTTGTCTCTCCATTCTGCGTGTTGCTCAACTTGCTCCTTAGTAATATGACCCTTTAATTCATATGAGTTACCACCAACACGTACAATATTGTCTTTCTCTACATACAGTGAGTTAGTATTACCTACAGTGTGAAACTCGTCAAATAAAACTGTAGTCTGCTTATTGTTTGTAGCTAACTCATTTGTAACAACATTATTGATAGCTATATTTGACCCAGCATATTGAGAAATTTTAATTTCTTCTCTATCAGTAGAGTTATTAATTTCTATCGTACCGCCTCGTTGATTAACGATTAGTTTATTGCGGTAATCTTTTGTACTAGATTCTTTCATATTATTTCTTTACATTTTCGAACACACCAGGTTGTGTTAATGACTGTTTTTCACAATCAGGTTGGTCATGGTTATACATAAGACTTATCTCTCTATAGTCGTGACGTACACCAAAATAGACAGGAAAGTTTGTATCGCCATTATAGTGAAACACCCACACTTTTGTACCTATCTCTGGTACACCAAATACACCCTTCGACTTATTTACTTGTTTTGATGGACGAGTGAGAAAACTATATGGGTTGTTGTTAGCTGTCATCAACTCTGTTGGATCACGAAAAGCATCTCCTATTGAGCCACCATATTCTTCATAAAACCAAGCTGGTGAAAAGCTTCCATTCTCTACTGAAGGTGATTCTGTATTATTAGTTTCGAACTCATCAAAGTAATCAGTATCTGAGATTGTACATATTTGTCCATCAGCATTATATCGTCCTGGGCCACCTTCACCGAAAAGCGGTGCGCATGGCTCAGCCCAAGGAATAAAATTTGATATCTCCTCGTAAATCTTTGTATCAGACCAGCTATCATTTTTATTGTTAGATCCTGGAAAGCGCATACTAAACTTTTTGTAATCTGCTAACCAGTTCTGCAATGGTTGATTACTTATTTCTGGAATGTATACTTTCACTCTGTATAAGCTTCGAGGATCGTTATTTTTAACTACGATGCCTTTATAGAAAGATGTGTCATCTCTCTTATACTCAACAGCACTATTTACACCACGAACAAACATTATAACTATTTATCGGAGACCACTTGATCTTCAATAGATAGGTAATATAATTGATTATATGTTAGTATCTCACGAAACTCCTATTTCCTATCTCGATGAATCTCGTAAGTATAATGATTATGATTATGCATTGTGTCACTTATTTGAGACGCATCCAGAGTATTACAACTTTTTTAAAGTAAGTCTAGCGCAAGGTCGCGAAGTACTACTTGATAATTCTATCTTTGAATTGAAGACTGCATTTGATCCTGATAAGTTTGCTAAGTACGTTAGAGAGTTGAAGCCTACTTATTATATTGCTCCTGATGTTCTCGAAGATTCGCAAGCTACAATTGACTCGTTCAAAGCGTTTCGTGAAAAGTATCCTGATTTGCCCGGCTTATGTATTGGTGCTGTTCAAGGTAATACTTTTCAAGAAATTGTAGACTGTTATAAGTTTATGTCTGAAAATGCAGACTATATTGCAATCTCTTTTGACTTCTCGTGGTATCAGCAAATTGGTTTATCGAATAGTAAAGATCCTGCACTAGCGAAACTTGAAAAGATGTCATCAGGTAGACGTATGATGATTAGTATGTTGCAAGAGAATAATATTTGGAATTACAATAAGCCTCATCACTTGCTTGGTAATTCACTGCCGCAAGAGATGAAAGAGTATTGCTTTACGCCAAGCATTCGAAGTGTTGATACATCTAACCCTGTTGTTGCAGGTATTCATAACATTCGATACATTACCAAATACGGTATGACATGCAAGCCTTCTGTGATGCTCGCTGATCTAATTGATATTGAACTTAACGAAGATCAAAAAGAAGATTTGCAGTTTAATGTTAAAGAATATCGCAAGCTTACAAAATTCGATCAACGATAATGAGTATATATAAAGATAGATGCTGGGTCGCATTCTTTTCTCAATCCGGAAAAGAAATCTGCGACATTTCTGAAGCTATTGGCAGGTATCCTGATGTAGTGTTTACTGATAACACTACCATTAGTAAACTCGATCCCCGGATTGTAAACTGCAGAAAGCTTATCATTCGCAAATATAGAGGACTTAATAAGTTCCAGCAAATGAGATACTACACTGAAGATATACCTGCAGGTAAGATGTTTGATGCTTCTACCGTTGTAACACTGCATGGATGGCTTAATATCGTACCAGGTGCTGTGTGTAGGTTGTTTGATGGTAAGATGTTTAATGGCCACCCTGGTTTGATCAGTAAGTATGAAGATCTTAAAGGTAAAGATCCGCAGGTTAGATGCTTTAATAATATCGAGAAGTATGAACGTGTTGGTAGTGTTGTTCATGTTGTAACTCCTGGTGTTGATGAAGGTGAAATCAAATATGTTTCAAGCACAGCAGCAAATAAATGCGTTAATCTAGATACAACCTACAAAGTTTTAGCTAATACATCTCTGAGATGTTGGTTGCAGTTCTTTGAAAAGGAACTAGGCTATACTATTAAAGATGAACATATTTGTAACTGATGACGATCCAATTATAGCTGCTCATAATTTATGCGACCAGCATGTCAAAAGTAAAATGCAAATTGAAGGAGCTATTATGTTAGCTCATGCATTTGATCAAGAGACTCTCAATCACGAATCTACCCCTCGTACGCAATCTGGAAAGGTACGTAAGAGAGGTAGGGGATATTTTAACCATCAGTGCTCTATTTGGGCTAGAGAGTCTCTTGAAAACTTTGAATGGCTTGTAGAGCATACGCTTGAAATGTTTAACGAGCGACGAGTCAGACTTCCGGGATCGAAAGACCATTTTACAGAAGGCTTTATTAAATGGTGTAAAGCTAATAAGCATAACACTATTATTGCGCAACGTCCTATGACACCTTATGCGATTGCAATCAATGCAGATAGCAATTGTCGTAAGATTCCAAACTTCGAAGCTCTAACAACTGTTGATAAGTATCGTGAGTTCATCATTCACGATAAAGAATTTGCTACATGGTCTGTAAGAAACAAACCAACCTGGTACAAAAAGTAATTGATTTCTCCTTTAATTAAATTATAATATATTATGATTGTTTCATTTAGTGGTGCACAAAGCACGGGAAAAACTACTCTTCTTAACTATCTACAAGAGAAGAATTGTCATATAGCATTCGTACCTGAGGTAACTAGATTAGTAAAGCGTAAGTATCATTTACCGATCAATGAAGATGGTACTAATGTTACTCAGCTTATGATTGTAACTGAGCACTTGCGCAATGTGTATAAGTTTGCAGATTATACTAACGCTATCTTAGATCGATGCGCTTTAGATGGACTTGTATATACACAATGGCTTTATAATGAAGGTAAAGTAGATAAGTGTGTACTAGATACAGCTAATACAATCTACGATCAAATCATATCGAAATATGATTTAATTTTCTACACTTCTCCTGATGATGTTGTATTGACTGATGATGGAGAAAGAAGCGTAAACGCAAAATTCAGATCTGATATTATTGAAATATTCAATAGCTATATCGCTAATTTACCTAATGTTGTTACGCTTCGCGGAACTGTAGAAGAACGTCTTAAAACTATCAAAAAAGAGATTGAATCTCGCAAACTATCCTATATACTTTTATAACTTTATGTCAAAACTAGATAACTCGAACATCAGTAAACACCTCGGTAAGTCGTCAGAGTACGCTTGCTTCTACGATCCATCTCTTCTTGTTAGAGAGCCTCGATCGTCAAATAGAACTCATCTCGATCTTCAAGATGATAACCTACCATTTGTTGGTAGTGATACCTGGAATGGTTACGAAGTAACTGCACTTAGTAATAATGGCTTGCCGTTTTTCTGTGTTGTTAAATTCACATATCCGTGTGATAGTAAGTATATTGTAGAGTCTAAGTCTCTTAAACTGTACTTTAACTCGTTCAGTATGACTAAGCTTGGCGATACACAAGAAGAAGTCTTTGCAAGTATTAAAGAGAAAGCTGAAAAAGATCTTAGTGAATTGCTCGAGACTACAGTAATTGTAGAGACTTTCTCTAATTTATTCTGTATTGAAAGCGCTAGAACTATGGTAGCTGAATGGAATCTTGATGAAGAGTCTCAGCAATCTCATATCACTATTGAAGATACATACCCTATTGAAGATATTGTCTTTGAAAAATATCTCGAAGATCCTTCTTTGCTACGTGTTGTAGATGCTGAAGTTCCTGTTTCGAGATATCATAGTGCATTGCTTCGCTCGAGATGCCGTGTAACTGCGCAGCCAGATTCTGGTGATGTGTTTGTACACATCAAAGGTAAAAAGACCGTTGATCCGATTTCTCTTCTTGAATATATTGTCTCGTTCAGAGATGAGTGTCATTTTCATGAAGAGATTTGCGAAGCGATCTATAAGAGATTGTGGGATCTTCTTGAGCCAGAAGAATTGAATGTAATGTGTCTTTATGCTCGACGTGGTGGATGGGATATTTGCCCTGAGAGAGCATCGAACGAGAAGCTGCTTCATTCAAGTCTAGGAGATGCTTCTTGCGTTCATGTAAAAATGCCACGGCAGTAATAAATAAGATTATATGCCATCGGTCCCGACTAGTAACAATGGGTCAACTTTTTACAATCAGAACGATTGTAAATCTTTCAAACAGACATTAGCAGCAGGTTCTCTTGTTGCGCTGTCTGCTTATACATGCTCTGAAGTGTTAATAGTCAATCGGACCGGTGGCAATATTCTTGTTTTTGATAACAATAATTTTAGTGTTCAAAATAGCTTCTTAATGAAGAATGATGAACAATATACATTCAGAGGATTAACAAATACTTCTGTTGTATCTACAAGTGGTGCTGCGACGGGCGATATCTACTACAGATCGCAATTTTATAGTTTACTTCCGCAGCGTTAACTATAAATAGTCTTGATGAGACTATTTAGCGAAAAGGTTAATCCGACCTTTAATAGCTCAGGCTATAACATCCTTACAGTTAAAGACTACACTGAAGTCTTTTTCGATGTCTATGAGTTTGAGATAAATGGATCCAGGTTTGTTGCAGAAAAAACAGGTGTGTTTGAAGACTCACCTATTGTTTCTATTCCTGTTGATCATAACAATATTGTAGAGCAGTATGACTTTGTACTTCATAAAGGAAGTCAAAGCATTCATTTCGATCCCTCTACAACATCTACACCTTCGCATCTTAAATCTACCTCAGATGTAGAGCCTCTTCTTGTAGAGAGCGTCGAAGATGAAACAGATGAAGTATTTCTTGAAGATAGGAAAGTTGCAATCTTAGAAGAAATTGAAAAGGCTAAAGTTGCTGCTGCTAAGTATATCTCTCAGATCGAAAAACAAAATAAGAGAGAACTGGTAAATTACCAAACAGAAAGAGAAGTAGCTCTCAAAGAAGACATCGACAAGCAAAAAAGAATTCTATTAGATGAATTTTACACCCTAGTAGAAGGGCTAAGAGTCAAGATTGCAGAAGAGAGTAATGATGCTACTTTAGAGTTGAAAGATCTTATCTCTGATCAACTTAAAAAAGTATCATCAAATGTAGATGCGCAAATTGCTTCTGCTGAGCAAGCTATCGATACAAAGATCGAGGAACGTGCTAATGAGTTATTGAATAATGTTCTGCTCAGCGAAGTAAAACGTTCAAGCAAAGATATTGCGGATAATCTTAACAGTCAAGTTAAGACAATAGCAGAAAATATTTCTAAGTCACTAACCTCTACTAAGAAACAGATAGAGGTAGATATCAATGAGAAGCTCCAAGAGATCTCAACGGAGCTTAATGCCAAAGACAAAGCTATAGTCGAACTCAATGATACCGTAAACAAGCAGAGCAACAGGGCTCTCAGTAGGATCGGTACTGTTAAAACACAGTTAGAAGGTACAGTTAAAGATGTAGTTGATTCACTCGAAGCGCGTATCGACTCTGCGTCAGATAAGCTTACAAAATACTACAGTGAGAAACTACAACTTGTAGAAGCCTCATTGTCAAATGCCTCTGAGCATACAAAGAATCATATCATAGGTCTCATTAAGGAATCATATCAAAGCTTACAGGATGATATAGCTAATATAAAAGTAACAGTACCTAATATTGTTATTGAGAAGTCAAACGGTAAGCAAGAGATTGACGTTACAGCTCTTAGAACTGAACTTGAGAAGTCTGTAAGTGGTCGATTTGTAAATGAGATAGCTTCTCTTAAGCGTCTAATTGAACTTTCATCTGGTGGCGGTTCTGTCGCTATGCAATTTGCAGCTGGCGGCACAATGAATGGCAATCTGAATGTAACTGGTCAGTATTTGTCTGCAGGTGTAGATCTGCTGACGATATTTTCAGGCGGTGGTGGTGATGATACTTATGTTAATACTTTAGTAAGATCTAATAGTGCTAACTGGGACGGAGCTTACAACACAAGTGTTATATACCAATCAAATAGCGCCACCTACGCTACTATAGATTTTACAAATTCTAAGTTCTTTACTCTATCTGGCGGAACTGTAACAGGTCCTACGACGTTTAACAACAACGTTACGATTCAAGGTAATCTAACTGCTTTAGGAACAACTACTTTTAACAACACTATATTCTCTGTAACTAGCGCGTTGAGTGTTGTTCATGTAGGTGGTGGGCCAGCTATGTGGGTTGGTAATAACGGAACAGGTGATATTGCATCCTTTTACGACATCGACCAAAACATAGAAGTGTTACATGTAGGTGGAGTTAATTCAACGTTTCCTAATGTTGGCGTTCATACATCTACCCCTAACGAAAGATTTACTGTATCAGGAAATATCAGTGCTAGTGGAAGTGTATTTGGAAACAATTTAGTGTACACAGCTGGAGATCAAACAATCGCCGGAGCAAAGACATTCTCTAATAATATTGTTGGCAATGGCACTGCTAATAGATTGCCAAATCAATTAGCAGTCGCTTCATCTGATATAATTACAAAAGGATTAGCTGATTCGCGATATACTAGCAGAAATGAAAGAATAACAGACGACACTACATTTCTTCAAACCACATGGGAGCAATTTTTAGATTTTGATGATCAGTATAATGCTGATCTAACATTAGCTGCGGCTTCTGGCGGGACAACATTCGGCGCGTCTCCAGCAGTATTTGGCGATGTGTGGACTACAAGTAATGCTGGTGTTACTGCTTTTAGTGGAAATGATGCACATACTCACCGTGGCATTTTTCTTGTCAGAGGGCCAACAGCAAGCAGCCAAGCTTTTTATATTGGTATAAACAGAACAACTATACCGTATAATTTAACAAATAGAATAGATGAATTCACTTGTCGTGTATTTGTAGGTAGTACTGATTTTAGGACGCAAGGATACTTTAAGATTGGAATAATACCAAAAGGCGGAACAGGTGGCGCTGATCAATCTCTACGTGGAGGGTTAATTTTTAACCCGTACTTAAATTCAACTAATTTAGTTCTTGGAGTTAATAAGGCCGCTACTGCATCACCATACACATTTACAACTACATCTGCAAATGTTGATTTTTTAGATACTGGTGTTAATTTTATTGACCTACTAGATAAATGGGTAAATATTACTTATAGAATTGATCGCAGTGTCGGGCCTACTATCACCATAATTATCACTAGAGAGAATGTAATTCTATTTCAAGCTAGTTATAATACTGCCACCGATCCTGTTGTTAGTACATGGACTAGAAAAGCTGACTTATATCTTCTAGGAGCAAGTAATGAGATTGGCATACAAAATGGAAAATTCACTTATACCACACGCTCTCAACTTCACATAGATTATCTATACTATAAAGTAACAGGAACTTCTGCCGCACCATCAAATTGGAACTCACTAAGATTTTAAGATATGAACTTAACAACAAAACAACAAATAGATATTGACATCGCCAGTATAGAAGCATCAGCAACCACATTCTTAAATGCTGTCAATGCTGCTATACATTCTCTCAATGACTCTCACCAAGTTTTTTGGAGTCTACCTGACGATAGATTGACAGCAGTTCTACAAAAGCTATATGACAACAATCAACTCTTGTCGTTATTTGCTAACCATGAATACAGTGCAACATCATTGAACGAAATTAAAAGCAGAGCAAATTCTAAAGGCTGCGAGGCAATCGCAGCTGCTGGTAGAGAGTTTCAGATTGTTAATGGTGTTGTGTCCTTGATTGTTAAACCGATCGCAGAAATATAAGGTACTCTATTATTAACTTAAAGACCCGCTACAATCATAAAGATGTAGCGGGTCTTTTTTTTCTATGAAGAACGAATTAGATATTATCTATAACCAAGTACGAATAGTCTTCTGATCTCTGGGTATGTGGTATCGAAGTTATTAGATGTAAGTGATTGAGCTGTTGTACCAGTTGTACATGTAAATAGTGTTGAAGAACCATCTGTATAAAGTACAGCGAATGTAGCTCCGTTGTGTGCGCGGTCTACTCTGAATGTTGTACCAGTTGCAGCAGAAAGAGCAGCTGTAAATGTACCTGTACCAGATGCTGGAGATGTCAGAGCGTCAAATGCAATACCACGTACTTGCTTAGCGCTGAGCGAGATATCATTGAATGGCCCTGTACCTACAGTAAGAAGCTCTACTGTTTTATAGCTAGTTGACCCGCCTGAGACAGACCATGCAAGGTTAGAAGGTGATTGGCCGTAAGCTGAAAGTGCTTGAGATGTAAAACTAATAATAGGCATATCATTATTTATTCATCGTAGCTGAAATATATACAAAAAAATTTGCCAGGGGCTCTTCGGCACCCCTGGCAATAAAAGTTGTTTCTGAACAGTTCGTTTAGAAGTACACTGATTGTGAGCTTGGCGTAAACGCTTGACCTAGACCCTGAACAATAACAACATGGTAATAGAGGTTGGAGCCGAAGATGTTATCTACAACACCGTAACGAGTAAGCAAGCCTACGCGTGGTGCGAAGTCGTTCGGACCAATTGTTCTTTGAACCATGATAGGAATGTAAGGGCAATAGATGATACCTGTGTCATAGAATTCGCTTCCCTTGAAACCAAGAAGAGCGTATTCGATGGATGTGCTCGGATCTCCGTACCCTACGCTGCCGTAGAGTGAGGAATTCTGAACTTCAGTACGAGTATCGCGATATACCGAGAAACGACCACCAACGGAACCTACTTTAGCAACACCTGTTGGTTGTGTAGCAACATCACCTTGAACTGGCACCCACTGGAATTCTGGGAGCATCTCAAGGATAGCGCATACACGAGGTGTAGCAACAATGAAGTTAGCAGCGCCACGACGGTTACGTGCAGCAATTCTGTTTGCTTCAATGATAAGTTTTTGGTAGAAGTCTCTATTTCTCTCAACGAGCCAGCGGCCATCAGCAGAAGCAGGAGACCAGAACGAAACACCAGCACCCACGCCACCATTGATAGCAGCTTGGATCATGCGGATGATCATTTCACGGTCGATCTCA